GAAACACAAGTTGCTATGATGGAACAGTCTATTCAAGAAGCAATGGAAAGTCTTTTAACAGGTGAAATTGAAGAGCAAGAAGAGGCAGAAGAAACCGGTCAGATTAACTTAGACTTTACTACTTCTCTTTTAGACGCTATGCAAAACTACGGAGGAGTGGTACCCCCCGGTGCTGGACAACCCGGTACTGGCGGACCTTTAACTCCAGCAGATCCAACTCAGCCTAACCCAGCTATGGGCGGCGGTTCACCTATGGGGAGGCCAGTCTGATGTCAGTAATTCCACCAGAAGGAAGTATCTATGAACGATTCAGAACTTTAGATACGGATAGAACAAGTAAACTTGATCGTGCTAGAGCGTGTTCTGCGTTAACGATTCCATCGGTTCTTCCTCCTGAAACTTGGACTGAACGAGATGCGTTGATTCAACCATCAAGCTCTATGCCAAGCCGTGGAGTAACTAATCTTGCTTCTCGAATGCTTAGTGCTTTAATTCCTTTAAATGATTTACCTTTCTTTCAGTTTGAGGCTGAAACAGGTATTAGCTTAGAGCCTAAGTTACAAGCTTACTTACAGTCTTTATCAATGCAAGTGTATACTAAGATTGTCGGAAAGAATTTTAGAGAAACCATTTTCTCTGCTTTGCAACATCTTATTATTACTGGTGATTGTATTCTTGTTATGGAAGATGATTTTAATTATCGTTTAATCCGACAAGATCATTATGTTATTCGTCGTGATATTGTTGGCGCACCTATTGAAATTATTCATTTAGAATTTATCGCTAATAGTTCTGATGAGCCAGCTTTAGAAAACTACGGCGTTACTGATTCAACAAATAGAAAAGGTTACGATACGGTTTATGTAAGACTTACCTATAATGAAACTGAAAAAGAATGGGATGTGTTACGTGAAAACGAAGAAGGTGATTTTATTTCCTCGGGTAAGTACAAGGTTCTTCCTTACGCCTGCCTTCGGTGGATTGGAATCCCCGGAGAAAACTATGGTCGAGCGCACTGCGAAGAGATCTTTGGTGACATTCAGACATTAGAAGCATATACCCAAGCTATGCTTGAAGGTATGGCCGCAGCTAGTGCCTTCTGGATTGGTATTAATCCAGCCGGTGTAACTAATATTGAAGACGTAGCTGGTAGAGATAACGGATCGTATATTTCAGCGCGTCGAGAAGATGTGTTTACCCTGTCTCCGTCAGATACTTTAACCCCACAAATTCAATCTATCTCTGCTGCTGTTGAAGCCATGAGGCGAGAGGTCTCGGTGGCTTTCTTAATGTCAGCCGGTGCTATCCCCTCAGGTGATCGTGTTACCGCTACGGCAGTCCGAATGATTGGGTCTGAATTAGAAACTATTCTTGGTGGTGCCTTCTCCTCTATTGCTAGAGAGATGATGGTCCCCATTGTTAAACGTGCGGTCTTTGTTATGATTGACGAAGGTCTTATTGATCCTGAGTTAGCAGAAGAATTTTCCGAAGACGGTAAACTTTCTGTTGAAATCGTCACTGGATTGCAAGCACTGTCACGCGATACCGATTTAACTAAACTTATTCAATTAGGTGAGATGGTCCGAAACCTCCCACCACAATCGTTGGCTACCTTTAAATGGGATGCCTACACAACCGCATTAATTTCCTCACTTGGTTTTGATCCGAGTAACTGGGTCAAGTCAGAGGATGAAGTACAACTTGAACAACAAGCTGCAATGCAACAGCAGATGGCTATGCAAGCTGAAGCGCAAGGGGCGCAACAGGCAATGGCTGCTGCATCGGGTATTGCACAACAAGCAATTGGTCAGCGATTAACTCCGGGCCAAGCTTAAGGAGAACACATGTCTGAAGAAATTACGAATAATGTTGAAGCTGCCCCTGTTGAGGCCGCTCCCGCAGAAACTCCAGCACCTCCTGTACAGGGGTCACCGGAGTATAACCAAGAGATGGCTGCTCTTGGAAAAGCAAATCAAGATGTCCTAAACAATAACGTTCCTGAGAAGTTTCGTCAAGAAGATGGATCGATTGATATTGCTGCTATGGCTAAGTCTTATTCTGAGCTTGAAAAACAGTTTCACAATAAGGAAGCCCAGCCAGAAACCCCTCCTCCTGTTGAACCCGTTAAACCTAACGAACAGCAGGAATTTAGAATTCCAACTCCAGAAGAAGTAATTCAGAAACAAACTGAACCTGCTGGAGTTACGGAAGAAGATTATAGTTCATGGAGTAAGGAGCTTGTTCGCGCAGGTGAGCTTACTCCAGAAACTAGAGAATCTATTAAACAAAAAACTGGATTTAACGACAAAATGATTAATGATTTCGTCTTTGCTCAGAAAGCTAAACAGAAAGAAGCTTTCGGCATGGCGGCTCAGACGGTCGGTGGTCCGGAACGATTATCAGGAATGCTAGAGTGGGCAGCAAATAACCTTCCTAAAGAGAAGCAGATGGTTCTCAATGAAAGGCTTGCTGGAGCTGATTATGATATCACCCTCCAAGGTATTGCCTCGATGTATGATAAGGCTATGGCTAATGCGCCTCGCGCTCAGGAGCCGGTTCCTCAGCCAAATCAAGTTCCAAATCCAGCGGGTAGACCTATCGTAGAAGGCTTTGCTTCCTATGGTGAGTTTACCCAAGCACGATCAGACCCTCGATACATGCAGGATGCAAAGTATCGGAGTGCTGTAGAGGAACGAATGGTGAGGACTAATTGGCAAAGTCTTCCACGTTAAGAAAACAGATAGATTAAACAGAGATGTTTATGATATTTGTGGGATTGACAAGCTAACGTTGAACCCGAAAGGATAATTCAACCGTGACTATTGCTGTAATTTATTTACTTTATTATTAAACAATTACACAATTCTCAAGGAGAATTATTATGACTTTTTATAACAATACTGGAGCTAACTCCTTTAAAGGCGTTGGTAACATGGGAACCGTTCCGGGTACGGATGCTCTTACTGGCGATCCGTTCCGTACTACTATGTCTGGTGCTACCCCCGGTGGTGCTGATGGTACTTCTAAACTTTGGCTTCCTATTTGGTCTGGCGAAGTGATGTACGCTTACGATCAGTACCGTGTTTTTGAACCCCTCGTCGAGTCACGAACTATTGCTTCGGGTCGCGCTATGGAGTTCCCGATCATGGGTACTGTAAACATGAAGCCTGCATGGTTTGCTGGTGAAGAATTACTGGGTAACACTGGTGATCACGTTAGTAAGACTTTCGCGGTTACTCTTGATAATCGTCCGATTGCTTCTTACTTCGAGCTTGATAACATTGACCTTATGATTACTCAGTGGCAGTATCGTCAGGAACTGGCCCGTCAGGCTGGTCAGACGCTTGCTAACGCCCGTGACCTTCAGATTGGTGCTTACATTGTTCGCGCTGGTCTTGAGGATCTGATTGTTGATGATCCTCGTGCGGGAACTGGTTGGAACAAGAGTCTTGCTGCTTCTACGCTTTACGGTTCGCCGTTTAGTACTAAGTTAGAGTTTATCGACGCGCCTGACGCTACTGATGCGGAACGTGCTGATGGTGCTCTTGCGCTGCTGGCTGCTATTGAAGACTTTATGGTTCACTTGCAGGAAATTAACGCTTCGACTGACGGAGTGTACTGCGCTGTGACTCCGCAGACCTTCCACGATATTCGTGCGCTTGGTGTTGCTCGGGACACTAGTGACCTTGGTGGCGGTGCTGGCCGTCCGTTCTTCGGTGGTGTTGCTGAAGCTGGTGGCCTTGGTACTGGTCTTCGTGACGGTATGTTTGGTATTCAGGAAAGTCTTGAATATATGAGTTGCCGTATTCTTAAGACTAACCATATGCCAAACTTTGATGCTAGTAACACTGGTGCCGATGGTGCTTATGCTGCTAACGTTATTGGCGAAGCTCGGTACAACCTTGACTTTACTGCTCAGGATCCCGCAGGCGGTACTAACACTGAAGTTCTCGCTACTGAAACTAACGGTGAACCCGGTGTCAAGGCTCTGCTTTGGCAGTCCAAGTCCGTGGCTTCGCTGTCGCTTCAGGGCATGAAGGTTGATACGGTTGAAGATGTCCGTCGTAACACCAACTTTACCGTTGCCTCGATGATGGCCGGTACTGGTGTTCTTCGTCCTGAATGTGCTGCTGTTGTTATGGGCGGTTTTGATAACAATAGTGGTTCTGCTGCTGCTGTTCTTACTCGGTCGTTCGTCCGAACTGCTATGGGTATGATCAATACTGCTGGACCCGAGTACATTAACACCACTGGTGGTGCTTCTCCGGTTCCCCCGTATTACGGGTAAAATTGGTAGGATCTATTGGAGGATATTTTTATGTCTTACAAACTCTATTGAAAGAGGTGATCCTATCTCGGCAGCAGGAGTTGTCGTTACCTGCAAAATTTATCGCCGTGGCCCCCGAAGGGGGGCTGCGGTGTTTTTTTCTAAGGAGGAAAAACTATGGGTTATATGACTAGATTAGATGCTGTTAACAAAATGTTAATTTCATCAGGAGAAAACATTGTAAACGATCTTGAAAACCAAAGTGGTGTTGATACTAACATCGCTGAATTTATGTTAGATCAAAAAGTAATTGATTATCAGATGAGAGGTCTTGCTAATAATCAAATTAATAGGTGTTATAAAATTACCGCTAAGGGAGAAATTGAGTTACCTCATAATACTCTTTCTGGGTGGTTAACCTCTACTCATACAGACTCAGATAATAAACAAATTAGAGGAGTTATTAAGGGTAATCCTCCTTACCTTTATAACTTTACTAACGATACTACATTCTGGGAACCCGATGAATACAATGTTTATCTGGTGTTAAAGCTAGAGTGGGAAGATATGGACACATCTGTGCAGCAAGCCATTGTCATACAGGCTGCTAGAGAATACCAGATGATGTCACAAGGTGACGGAGATGTAGATAGCTACTTAGCTCAGACGGGTATGTACTACGAGTCACAGGCCAAGGGAGCAGACGCTTCTCAAAAACGATATAATATTTTTAACGGTCCTGAGAATTCTATTTCCAATGCTATTAATAGACAAATCAATACTCGAAGTATTCGATTTCCTCGTACTTAAGGAGATAGACTATGCCGCCATATGATCGAAGAGCTAGGCAACGTGGTTTTAATACTCGAATTGCTATTCCTACCTTAAGTGGTGGGGTAGGTAGACAAGCTCCTTCCAAACGTTTAATTTCAGAATCACAAGAAATCCAAAACGCTTTACCTACGTTAGAAAAATCAATTGAAAAACGATCTGGTTTAGAACAATTAGTTTGTAAAAAAGATGGTATTCTTAAGGCAGAAGGTGGTTTAGGTTTACCGGGACCGCAAGGAGCTAGCTCAACTATTACTATTGGAGCGGCTCCTCTTACTGCTGCTTCTACTTCTATGACTTTTGTTGATAAAGGAGCATTAGCAGTAAACGCATCTGTTAAATTAACCAGCACAGACGGTACTGAGAAATCTTATATTTCTTCTAACGATAAAAACAACGGATCGTTAACTGAAGCAACTGCATCTTTTACTTTTACTAATAACTTACCTTTTTCCCCTTCTACTATTACATTAATTTCTTCTGACAGTACTTCTAAAACTTATGAATCAACGTCAGGAACTACTGGAGATTTAATAGGAAGTAATGTTGGATTTAATTATGGGCAGTCTGGAGATTTCTTTTCTGAAACTTTAACTGCTAGTTATTTTCAAGAAGCTGTTTATAGTGCTAATGGGCATAATGCTAATGCTTCAAATACCATGAAATTTTCTGCTGCGTTAGCTGATGACTCTGAAATTACTTTAACTTCTACTGACGGAACTACATTCACGTTTATAGCCAGATCTGTAGGTACTGGTTTTGTGGGCGACAAAATAATTTTTAACTCTAATATTAATACAAGAACTCAAGCTAACAATTTAGCCAGTGCTATTAACACAAATATGGCAGGTAAAATTACAGCTAGTGATGGAGGCGGGGGACGTATTAACTTTGTTCAAGATGTAGACGGAGTAGGGTCTACTAGTAGATTAATTATAAACAGAGGTATGGTAAACGGATTAGAAGAATTACCTAAAAATAGATTCGGTAAATTACACATTACATTATCGGGGCCGGGAAATACAGTCGTTAATATCGAACAATGCGTTGGAGGTTCGACAGGTGAAACAACTATTAGTGTGGCTAAAGCTTGGGATCAGTATATTACAGACACCCCCAGTAGTTTTACTGATAGTCTTAACGGCGTTTATTACGGTGTAAACATAGATGGAGATGAAGTAGCCTCTAATTTTAAACAAGCAATTGAGTCTGTAAACGGACACACATCGTCAAAATTCACTGTAATTACAAGCGATTCTACTGTAACAATTACTCAAGCTACAACAGGAAGTGCGGGCAATACTGTTGTTACTGCTAATAGTACTTTTAATACAACTATAAGTGTAAGCCAAGTTAAAAATTTTACTGACGGTAACGATTTAAATGGTGTCTTTAACTCAAAGTCACTTACTTTAGAAGATTCTAACGGTACAAAACAAATCTTTAAATTCTTTAATACTATTGAAAAATCGAAAAGTAAAAGCACTACAGTAGGTACAAAAGATCTTACTACAGTTGACGATATTATTACTCAGTTAGCTGAAACTATTACAAACAATCAGTTAGCTATGGATGCTACGTATGATTCTACTACTAGTGAATTAAAGCTTACTATGGCTAGCCCCGGAGGTAACGGAATAAGGGTCGTAACAAACGACACTACTTTGTTTAATGCTACTCAATTTAGGTCAGGACTTTTAGGTAGAAAGTATTTCTTTTATTGGTTCTCTATTAGTGATGATCTTCGGTATCTAGTTGTTATCGACTACAGTGCCGCTTCCACTGAAAAATTATTTTACATCTACAGGTTAGATACTAAAACAGGTCTTGTTGAAGATCAGACTCCTGAAACTCAAGACATTGATTCTACTGTATACGAGTACCTTACTTTTGGTAATGAAACCTACGAAGCTGACGAGGCATTAGATGCAGTCACCATTGGTACTAACATTTTCTTTGTAAACAAGTTTGTTAAAGCTGGGTTTAGTTCTAATAAAGAAGGCTACAAGTTTAACTTAGCTGGAGAAGTTACCGAAGAAATTGATTACGCAGGAAAAGAAATTGTTTATCGTACGTCTTCTGTTGTTGACCCTGATGGCACTGCGTTAATTTATGTTCCTAATAAGGCTTACGTAGGTGGTACAGAGGTCTACAACCAGTACGGCGTTTGGAAAGCACTTACTGATATTAGGTCAGAAAGTACTGCTCAGTTTGCAGACGATGATGACGGGGAAACTGTTATTGCAGCAGACCCCGGTCCACCTAACTACGCAACATCTCAATTTGGTCCAACCGATGCAGCGTTAAACGAAATTTATAATGTTTGGTATCCGTTCACTCCGGTGGTGGGTCCAATTAATCCCACCACTCCTACAGATCCTCCAAATCTTCCTTTTGCTGAAGATGGTAAAGGCAGAATTAGGGTTAATACATTTATAACAAATAATACTGGTAATGATTTATATGCAGAAACAGTGTGGACAGAAGCAATGACCCCTTCTGAATTAGTTGACCCTGATGCTAATGCCCCTGCTACAGCAGAAAGAAAATGGAAATCAGCCGTTGTTAATGCTAACGGTATTGTTGAAACTGAAGGTGATACGGTATATGATGCTAATCACTCTCGTAAGGTTAAAGACAAAGGGGCTGGAGACTCGTCTCCTGCCGAAGTAGACGAGTACATTTCTCTTTGGCAATTTGTGCGTGAAGTAAAACAGATTCCTGTAGAGGACAACCGTTATGTTGATAGAACTAAGCAGTACTTAGGTCAGGCTTACAGTGACTTCTCTAACGTTAAGTTACCTCCGCATCCTACTGACCCTACGGATATTGTTGACATAGCACTTGATGCTAATATCCCAGATGGTATTCCTAATTATGATAATGGTCAAGGTAACCTTGTAGGCGAAGCGGCTATTGCTATGGGACTTCTTTATGAAGGTAAAGATATCGGTGATTATGACGATGTTATTTCTAATAGTAGTCCTAATCTTACAACTCATGAAGACGGATTAGGTAAAATTCTTTTTGTTGAGAACGCATATGCTGATGCGCTGCCGGGATTCTACAGAGTACAGTCTTCTGAGAATAAACCTTTCTTACAAAGAGTCAGAACTCCTCAACCTTTTAGTAAATTTGATGAAAACAGAATGCCACACCGACTTAATTTTACTGCTCCAAGTGAAAGTAATCCTATTGGTGGGTGGGCATTTTCTTCTGTAGATTGGGACTTACGAACAACGGGTACTGATGAAACTAACCCCGGTCCTAAGCTGTTTGAAGAGGGTAAACAATCTGAGATTAAAGCATTGGGTTACTTTAGAAACCGAATGTGGATGGCAGGAGAAGACAAGGTATTTAGTTCTTCATTAAATAATATTACTAACTTCTTCTTAGAAGATGCCTCGTCTATCAATGACGAAGATCCTATCGATGTTACTTGCTCATACAACAAGTATACAGAAGTAACTAACTTAACTCCGTTTGAAAACAACTTGTTTGTTAACACGGCATCTGATGTTCAGTTTACTATCTCTGGGTCGGATAATCTTATTTCGCCGTTTACAGCCGAAGTGTCTCCCACTTCTTTCTATTCTACGGCACCTTTGATTAAACCCATTCTATTAGGATCACAGATTTATTTCTTTGACAAAAAGAGATTATATATCTACTTTAACGATAAAACAGTTTCTATTAATAATGCAGTAGAGGTTAGCTATCACATTCCTGATTACTTACCTTCTGAGTATGGTGCTACATCTGTAGTCCCATCTTATGATACGCTGATGTTTGTAAACAAGGCAAACAAAAAAGAAATTTTCTGTTACACTAATAGGTATTCAGGAGAACAGGTAATTCAAAATGCGTTCTTTAAGTATGTCGTTGATAGAGATGTATTGAGTTTAAACAGCTACGATGCTAATATGTATTACGTAACAGAAACATTTAATGGTTCTAGAGCGGCTCACCATATTCAGAAACAGAAGTTCCAAGAAAAAGATTACTCAATTCCTTTAATCGATAATAGATTTTCTTCTCTTACCTCATCTACTTACAACGAACAAAACGATGAAACCGAGTTTGTATTTGCTGGCTACTTTAATGACAGCATTGATACAGTAGTAGTCAATGGTGAGTCTTTAGAAATCCAAAGCTACAAATCTGGGTCTAAGAATACTACGTTATCTGTTCAGGGTAAGTACATTAATCCTGCTACTATTTTTGTAGGAACTAAATACGAAACAATTATTCAGTTGTCTCCTATTTTTTATAGAGACGAAGGACAGAATGTTGTTGACGGTGTGTTGTCTTTAAGGACTATGCACCTTAGGCACCATAACACAGGTAATTACGATATACAAATTAACAACCGAAATAGGATTACTACGCCTATTCGGTTTTCAGCTAAAGAAATTTCTAGTAGGAATGATTTGACTCCTCTAAATAATTTTGTTGTAAACGGTGAAACAGTTTCTAAGATATTTGGCTTTGGGGATGAAGTTAAAATTAGTATCTTATCTGATTATATATCCCCAATGAATATTACAAACATAGAATTAAAAGGACGGTTTAACGCTACCTATAGCTCTTGGGTTCGTTAACTGTTCTCCGGGTCGGTGTGGCTTTAGGGCCACATCGGCCTTATTAAGGAGATTAGAAATGGCATTTGAGAATATTAAATTTAGGCAATGTTCCTATAACTACAACAATCCATCTGATAATGCAGATGATTCAACTTTTGTTGTACAAGAAAGCAAAGACATTGGAAATACAGGCGGTGCAGAAGATTGTATTCGTTTAGATTTAAGTAAGTTAAGCACTAAGTTTAACGAAGATGTAAGCATCACTCAGCAGATTGAAATTTTCTTTCAGCCTGAATTTATGCTTGATGGAACTGAAATCTTGGCTACTTTCCCTGTAGACCAGCGTCAGGGATTATTTAGATTGCCTCAGAAAAAAACTGATGGTTCTATAATTTACATTGGAGAGCGGTCGCCTAATAACGCTACTCAATATGCTTATATCTCTATTGCTAAAGTGACTGGTTTAATTAAAACCACAAAGCCAGACGGATCTCCGCTGTTTGGGTATAGTAGTACTGACGGTAGTACTCAAGAAACTATATTAACGTTTCCTGCCCCAACCACTACTTCAGAATACACAATTAAAAGATTAACACATTCTTTTTCTGACTTTGTTGTGTATCAGCCGGGAGCGCAATTAACTTCTAACGTACTCAATTTCCAAAAAGAGCAAGAAATGTTCTTAATTCAAGAACTACTTTGGACTATTGAAATGGACATGGTTACTTTCTCCGACCTGTCCGGTAAAGGGCAGATTGTAACTACCGGGGCTGACGGTTTTATTGACGTTAATCTTATTAACATGAGTATCTTTGATCTTAATGATGTATATACTCCAGATCAATCTGAAAGTGTTTTATATTGCCAAACCGCAAATGCTAAAAGATTTATATTTCAATCAGTAGGAGATTTATTAAATTTAAAGCAAATTAAAGACGTAAATTATTCGGGTACTCCTACTACTAACCATGTGTTAACATGGACTGGATCTGTATGGGAACCGGCTTCTGTTGACGCTGCTTCTGAAACATGTCAGACAAAATTAGTATCAACTATGTTTTTCTGTAGTAGTCCCGATAATTCTGCTGTAGAAATTACAGATATCTTTACGGTTAGTGATTCTTTTGATCCAATAGCAACAAAATTAATGACCCCCTCAGGTATTCTTTCTGTTCCTTTAGGGAAATTAAAAGATGTCGATGAAACAGATATTAGTAACGGTGACTTGCTTCAATACGATGATTCTGGCTCATCGCCGGTATACAAGCCTGTCGATCCAACAACTTTAGGTGTTCCGGGCGCACCGGGAGGAAGCGCGTTTAAATTTACATTTAATTCTACAGATCCTCTTAATTCTCCTTCTTCTGGTGAATTAGGATTTCAAGGAAGCTCCTTTGCTGCTATAACAAGAATCGATTTTGATCAACTTGATGCAGATGGAGTAGATGTTCATCCTTGGGCTAATTCATTTAATCCTTTAAATACTGATGACGTAGCAACAAATGATTTAATTAAAGTGTATAAAAGTGGATCTCCTGAAAACTTTGTGTTAGCTAAAATTACTTCTACTGCTCAGTCTGGTGATAATAACCGTCTTTTTGTTACTGTTATTTCTAGCAGCGGTGCTTTCTTTTCAAATAGTGACACTGTATATCTTTCTCATATTCCTTCTGGATTAGTAGGTCTCGACGGCGATGACGGCCTGCCCGGAACAGAAGGATCGAAGGGGGATCCCGGTCAACCCGGTGCTGCTTTTACTTCTGTAGATGTAGAATTTGCCAATGCTAATCAAGATTTAAAATTTACTTTTACTTACCCTGCTGGATCTGTTGGCCCTGATGGTGATCTTGACGAAGAAGTAATTGCTACCTTAGAAGATTGGGCCGGTACAGCTACGCATGTTTGGTATTATGTTGATAGCGCAGATGTAGATGTTACTGCTTATGGTAAGTATACTTATACGTTATCAACTGACGGTTCTGGAACAGGCGCAATAAGTGCTATTAACAACATGGAACTTGCAAATGAAGGTACAACAGAAGGTGCTAATAGAACTTTCCAAGGAATTACATATTCTAGTCCTATTAGTTTTAGCGGTATGAGTAATGAAAGAGTTTATGGTGTGGGTACTAAAGATAATGATTTATATAAGTTATTACCTATTGCCGTAGGTACAAAAGTATTAGTAACTAATAGTGAGTTTAGTATTCAAAATGTTATTGAACTTATTGAATGCGCTAGCTGATAGGAGAACAAATGAGTATACCACCAGTTTTTAATTCAGGCGATTGCGGTTGCGCTGAAGGTCCATTTAATGTGTCCTGCAATCCTGTAGGTCGATGTTGTTTTGGTAATCAAAAAGCCGGAGGAGGCGGAGGAGATGATGAAGGAGGGAATTGTCCTACTGAACCTACATCATCATTAAATTTATACAATTGGCCTAAAAGTTCTTTTCCTCATCCGCATTGGAGTATTGATAGCACCTATTGGATAGGTTGTTTTCCGTTTCAAATTCCTAAAACTGCCCTAGAAGACTACATTTTGTGGGTAGATCCTAGTGCTGATGTTCCTAACCCTAATTGTCCAGAATCTGAACACAATAGATTTAACGGTGATCCTGACGGAACATACAAATACAATACTTTCCAAACTTCCTATAATCAGTTCTGTGATACGTACGGAGGTTTTTTAAATGGAGATCGTTTAGGTAGGTACGAGTATAATGCCATTAGCTGCCCTGAGGACGGTAACGGAGATCCAATTGATAATTCAGATAATTTTGCATTTAATCCTGGGTTTTTCTTTAGACATGTCGGCCAGCCGAATTTTGAGGGTATTATACTTTCCGATCCTAACATGTATATTGCTTATAAAGATATTTCTTCTTTACAAGAAGATACAAGCGTTTTATTAAGTCTAAAAAGTAACGGTACTAAAGCCCTTGTTTTAAAAATTAGACTTATAGATCAACAAAATTTAAAAGACCAGTACGGACAAAATATACAGTTTGTTGGTCCTGATGGAAGTACGTCAGCCCCTCGAATTAAAGTTGATGGGGCATTAGTAGAATTAGATGATACGGATAATTATGTTGGTAAAGTATTGACTTATAGATTTCCTTTAGAAAAAGGATCAATTTCAGGGGAAGGCGAAGAAGTAGGAAGCGAACTGGGACTTCTTGAAGATATGTGGGTATCGCAACAGGTTTCAAACGGTAGTTTAAGAGGGCCGATAAATAAACATCTTTCTGGTTGTTCAGATCCTTTTCCTAAATTTGGGTGGAAGTATACTCCTTATAGTGATTGCGAAGGAACTGACCCAATTTTAAACTGGTCTGAAGTAAACGAAAATGAAAATATTTGGGGAGTTCGTTTTGAATACTGGTGGTATTTTGAAGGAACCTTAACGCCGGGAGGAAGTACAGCTAGTTGTCCCGGTTTTAACTCTCAAACTACATATTCAAGGGATAGCTCACAAGGAAGTGGTGAAGACCCTTTTTGTATTACAGTGAGACAAGTTCTTACTCCAGAACAAATTCAAAACATTATAGATGCTTCTAATCCCAGCAACCCCACTCCGATTTGTAACAACCCTTCATGTAATGGCACACCTTTAATAGATTTATTAGACTCATGTGCTTGTACAGTTTTTTGCGAAGACTGCAAAAGTTCTTTTATTGGTTGCGGCGGCGGAGATGAAGAAGACTATCCCTCAAATCAGTTTTGCGCTTGTTGTAAAGGTGTTGGAGGACAGTATGAAGGTATTACATGCGGTGATTGCGCTGTTTGTGGTCAATGGTATCCTTGCGGGTCTTGCCCCCCAAATCCTGAGGGAGTATCATGCCCTAATAATTGTGAAGATTGTCCCACTGATTTTAATTCTGAAGTATTATTAACTACTTACGAAGAGTGCATGAAGAAAAAAACCGAAGAAGGATATCGCTCTATATGCTTTAGACCTATTTTTAGAGACGAGTTTGGTAATGACTCAGATCTGCTACCTTGTCCTGAATGTCCAAATGCTGCTATTGTTGATCAGTGTGGTTGTCACTCCGCTAATCAAGACTGTCAAGCGTTAGTAGAAACATGTAGTAACGGAGATTGTATTTCTGTTATTCCTGACGATTGTACTAAAGGATCAGTAAAAACTTTTCAATTTGCTGTAGCAAATGTAGGGGGGTTTGAGACTGACGGTACTATTAAACTTAAAATGACAGCCCCTTATAAGGACCAAATTGTATACGATTACTGCGGACGAAGAAATTCTGATATGGCTAATAATATCGAAGGAAGAATTGCTTTTGATATTATGCCTCAGTATTATGCGGATGAGAATTTAATTGAGCTTGGAAGCCCACGCCTTTATTTTGATCAAACGGTAACGCCCGATGCGGCTACCGGGTCGGTAGGTAGAAGGTGTCTTCCTAAGAGTCAATTTAACACTAACAACATATTAAGACGAGGCACAGGAGATTTATTTAACGAAGTAATCTCAGCTAAAATGTTACAGTTCTGTCGAACAAATGGCGGGGGATTTTGCGCTAATTGTGATAACGAGGATGTAGAGTATCAACCCCCTGTTTTGATGAAGGGTATGTTTACTAAATATGAATTGAACAATTCTTCAGCTTTATTTAAAAGAGATAAACAAGTAAATAGACTTATTGCTTTTTCTGTTGTAGACAATGAGATTACAAGTTCATCTAGTATTAACAGTAATTCTAGTTTTTTTGACACAGACGGTACAGAATATAATTCTTCTGTTTTAGATACAGATTTTAATCAAACTGAAATTGCTCAATCAATGGTTGACGATACCGAGTTAAATAAAATTAAAGCCGACTTTACGTCATTAGATACCATTTGGCATATGGCAACCTACTGTAAAACATCCTTACAAGCAAACTCTGTTTTTAGAGATAACGATGCTTATAGGTTTTTATCGTACTCTACTGAGTCAAGCGATGGTTGGTGGCATGGCGGTGGTGATGAGACTTTACCAGACAGGAAAACAACTTATTTAAGAATTTGGTCTACACAAGTTAGATCGGTTTACAAAAGTTGTTTTGACTTTAGTACAGACGATTGCCAAGAAAACTACGAAGATGCTACTGCTGGTTGTTACTTTAGGTTAGACCACGAATACGTCAAAGACTCGCAGTCTGAAAGAGGTATTACTAAATCTAATTTTACAACTCCTGTAGTAGGTAGTGATGGCGTTTCAAGGAATTACAACAGCGATAGTGTTGTATATAAACGAACAGGGGCTAACTGCGAAGATACTAATACTTGTATTTTTTGTAACCCTTGGATCAGTAAATGGAACGTCGGGGAAAAAGGATGTTATAGTTATGTAGACGCAAGCGGTAATTTTGTCGCTGAAACTGAAGGTGCTATGCTTATTCCAATGAGACCCCATGAATACCAAATTGAATTTTGGTATGCGTCTAAGTCAGGTACTCTTTGTACTACTCTCGATGAGAGTGGCCAAGAAGTAATCCTTCCGGATTACCCTAGTACTTTTCATTTAGTTGGTGTAGTTCAGTCGTGTCCTGACTGTTTAGAATTGTATGATAATACGCTTCGTGAATCAGTTCAGGATTTAGTAAACAACGAAAATGAACAAGAAGGTGTTATGAATCCTTATTTTGATACTTGCGGTTCATTCTTTTGGCAAGGCGAAAAAAGAAATACTACGTTAAGATCTTATTATATTACAAATAACCCTTCAACTTGGTCCGATATTAATCTTCCTGAAACTAATATCCCTCTTCCAAATGTAGATTTTAGTGACGATTTCACCGTAACAATAGCGTTGTACCCTTTTACAGGAACTGCTCAATCTTCTTATGTTGATCCTAACGAAGAAGCTAACAGTATTCCTACTATGCAAGCTGTTACTCCTACAACATGGAACGAAGATCAATGGTATCATGTTGATCCCAAACATAATTTTGATTTTGTTGCTAGAGGTATGCCTCAAGCTATGGGCAGGTGGACTGAGTTACCATTTAAAAATTACGCTAACGAGTATTTAGATCCTAACGAAACTCAATTAGGTTTTTATTTAACTATTTCTGCGGCCCATATGTCAGGAATTAACTTTGTTAATATGTATTTAGATGGTGCTTCTGTAGATTCTGTTGGACATGTTACTTTAACTGAAGAATATAAACACCCTAAAGAAGAATGCGTAGCAAAAGTTGATAGAGACGATAACGGTAATTTAATAAACGCTTTAGAAGAATATACCGCTCGAATTGAAACTAACAACTTAACTACAGGTGTTCACGAAGTTAGAGCTAAGATTTCTCCTAACCAAGGAGTAAGTAGATTATTGTACGGAGAACCTCCTACGGGTAACGCAGAAGTTTTAGTTAAAGGTGAAACTCTTGGAGGAAGAGTTGAAGGAGAATATAAAAACTGGGGTCCAATTAGCGGGAAAAATTTCCCTTTAAGTAAGGCACAGTGGTCTTCTGAAGTTCCCGATGGGCCACCTCTTTTAAACGATAGTATTAAAACTAGGATTAATAAACACCCTGCTATTGGATCTACCTATAAATGGAATTTAAGTAGTAGTGGTTTTAAATATGTAAACGCTAGTTCTAACACTCTATACCACAGCCCTAACAAATATGTTTTTGGTGCCACTAGCCAGCAGAATATTTTATTTAATGGCTATGAATCTTTCTGGTTTAATTATAATCCTGCTCCTACTCAGGTTGTAGTGGGAGATGCCGCAGATGTGTCTGCGGGTGATGCAGACGTTACGACTATTGCTGCTGCATTTGCTCTGTTAGATACCGGAAGCGTTGAGTCGGCTCGTCATGACGCTGAGATTATTCTCTTGCCCGGTACTACTGCAACTCCTAGAAAGTATCACTGGCCCAACTCTATCGATTCTGAGACTCTGACATTTACGGCTGCTGCTAGTTGGTGTCAAAATGCTCTACAGAAAAAGAGTTTAGTTATTAAATCAAAAAACCCAGATAGTAAGAGTAAGACTATTCTGTGGTTCCCTCCCGGTCCTGATAGGGTTGAGATGGCGTGGGATGACTTTGCCTTACACGTTAAGGATCTTACTGTCTATACGTCCCTGACTGGCTCCTCTGTGACCCAGTGCCTGAAGTCTACTGGATCTAACTGTAGGCTTCTGGTGGAGAACGTAGACTTTGAGTCGGTCTGTGTGACCGCCATCAAGGCATCTACCTTAGTAGACGGATCTGGGGATATCATCTGTGGTGATAGCCTTACCAGAGACAGTAGCGGTACTGTCAGTGGTCAGATTCAGTATAATAAGTGTAGAAAGATCAGAGACGGAGAAGATAACTATCAGTGTTCTTCTGATACCACTATCTGTGGTGTTAACTGCTGTGGTATCTTAGCTAATGGATCCGGATGCGCTGACTGTACTGGATCCTCTTGTCAGTACTGTAGGGCTAACTGTAAGTGTCGTATGAGTGAGGTCCAATGGTGGCCTTTCTTCTCGTCAGATACTGTAGACCTTTCTACTACGGGTACTAACTTGACTGCTGAGATTGATTGTGGTGCTGATTATCCGTGTACTGCTAGTGCCTTAAGTGCCTGTAAGGGTATCTTTGGCTCTGACTTAGTGCATACTAGCCCCTCCTACTGTCTTGGTACTGAGAAGGGCGAGTGTGTTATCCTCGGTCTCTATAACCACGATTTAATGGAATTAGCTGATAACGACTCATGGACTATGGGTATCTACGCTAAGTCTATTAACTCCAAGGCTGTACCCGGTCCTGTCGTAAAGAATCCCGTTATGGTTAAACACTTTACTGTGGATAACATGACCGATACTCTTATTTGCGACGAAGGTCATAGTCTTATTATGGACCTCTGGGTTAAGAACATTGATAACTACAGTGATCCCGATAAGCAGGATACCGATATCGTTAAGTGGTCTTTAGATGACTTTGAGACTAAGTATGGTGTTAAAGTTGCAGATGATTATTCTACCTCAATCGGTAGTCCTAACCCAAGGGCTGTGTATAATTTTAATTCCTTTATTGAGAACAGAATGATGATTAACATTAAGGTTGATAACTGTCATTCTAGAATTATTAATATGCCCGGTCCCTCTTTAACGGTAAGGGATCTTATGAGTTCTTACAATGGTCATGTTAACAATGTTGCCGGTAACCCAAACAACTTTGGTTGTTTCAATTACAGAAACTTCTTATTTAAGAATTTCCATTTAGACGAAAAAGCAGACTCTCATCAGGTATTTGGGCATGTTCCCATTAACCACCTGTATTTTGAAAACTTTGTTGTTTCTTCTAATGTCGGTAAATATTGTTTATCTACTGATAGTAGTACCACTGCGTGTAAGAATGTTTCTTCTGGTCCTTTCTTCCCTCTTAGTCAAGGTAAGGTTTCATCATTAGAGACTAAGTATCTGCACTACGGTCGTAAGCAAATTCAAAACCTGTACATGAAAGACTGCGTATTCCACAACTTAGGTACATCTGAGTTGTTGTTAAACACTAAATATCCTAGTTCTATTGACTACGGTAATACTGATTTAGGGTTTGCAGGAAGTAACTTTGCTGTAGATGGTTTTAGATATTATTGGGTTGGGGCTTTATCGCCCTTTATTAGAAACGTACGTCAGGTTAAAAACGACTTTACTAATACGTCACTAATTTGTAATGCAGCAGGTGTTGGTAGTACTTTTGGTCCTGTTGTTCACAAGAAATCTTCTCCTGCTATAGGAAGAACTTCTAGTGGGAGTGACATTAATTCAAACCCCTACGGTCCTTTTGATCAATGGTTAGTAGATAATCCTACCGAGAAACAAAAACTGTCTTTTGGTGTTTCTACCGCTAGCAGAATTACAAGCGCATTACCTAGAATTTGTAAAACGCATATTCAGGGTAGTTCTTTTAAAACGTTAGACAGTAAAGATGCTTGCTACGATACTACTAAAGGTACTTGTTCAGGTGAAACGGACCCATTCCAATTCCCCTCAGCAGCACACAGTAACTTTATTACAGAAATTGAAGCACTGTCTAGCGGTAATCTGTTAGATCATGGCATTCCTAATATCGGCGGTATGAAACTTAGCTTTGCCGCCACTAAAAACTATTATCACGATATTTGTGATTATACCACTACCGAAACATGTGTTAGGTCTGGATCTCGGGATGCTCGTAAGAAGCAAGAAGAATCCCTTACGGTTATCTCCTATGATTCTGGGACTGATACGTATTCGTGGGTTTCCAACACCAAAGCAGAGTGCGATGGTAATTGTCTTAGTATTAGGGATCACTATTTTGTTGATTCAAATACCGATCCTGTAGACTTAACTTGGATTCCTGTTATTGACGAGTGTACGTGCTGCGATTTAGATCCTAATTGTACACCGACTACATCTTAAGGAGAACATATGTCTTGTATTCATTTAGGTATTTTAGCAGGCGAACGTGTCTGTACTATTAATAAGTTTGGCGGTAAGCCTACTGAAGATAATTGCATGGAATGCAAAGATTATGATGGCCCCTCTAGGGGTCTTGGAGATACAGTTAAAAACGTTATCCACAAAGCTACGGGGGGTCTGGTTAAGCCGTGTTCTCCTTGTCAAAAACGAAGAGAAGCCCTCAACAAAATGATGGGCTATAAAAAGAAAGAGGAATAACATGGCTTTAAATACTAATATTGGACCCGGTTTGTTGAGTTCGCGTACCTTTCGTTATGGTTATGATCCCGAACCTTCTGTAAGTTTTGTACCTATTCCCTCAACGGGGGGTAATGACCTAAGGGGAGATTATCTCTCTTTTACTAAGTATAATTTTGAAACTGAATCTTACGATACTGAAAATTATATTTTTTGTAGAACAGGAGGGTCTGACCCATATACCGGAAGTTCAGGAGATGTTGTTAATATCGGAGATAATGTAGGTGAAGGGATAAGCACTAGTATTAACTCTAATGTTAAAGGTATTGCTGTAACGTTTGTTTCATCTACAGACTCAGCCGTTAGCATGACTGATGAGTTGATTACAGCTTTTAATAGTCCTAATAGTCGTATTCAATGGGAAAATGTTACTGAGCCTAGTAGTAGCGAAGTGAAAGTTTTTACCTCTGATTACGAACTAGATGATACTCCTGTTTATTACTATTCTTGGGACGGCACTACCGCAACTTCAGTTGTAGGAACTCCGGGTGTATTTCCTTTTGCTTTTGGTGGTGGCGCGTTTCCCCTTTCGTTTTCCCCTGATCCTATTTTAAACGGACCCCTTGATACTTATGAAGATAAGTTTATTAAACTGGGACGAATAGTTAATGCAGCCGGTTTGACTAAAGCTGGCCTTACTAATATTAATAACGATACTGCGTTGACTGCTCCTGATGCTTTAGTTGCACCCCCAGACGCTACTCAACAAACAAGAGCCAGAGTTATGGCAATTGCTTCTTACGCATACAAAAAGAAAAAGAAATGAGGTGCTATCATGGCATTAAATGTTACGGGTAACCCCCTTGGAATGATTCATCAAACGTATACTGCTGCTAATTTTGCTGCGGCAGTATCCGGACCTAGCTTGTTATCGAAAGCTTTAGACATTAGTCAAGACGCTTCTACTATTGCGTCTTTCAATAACATCGCTTCACCTGCAAGTTTTGCAACTACTGTAACTAGTGAAGTTTTAGCTAGAAAAGACGCAACGATTTATTTTGCGTACTTAAAGAAAAAGAAATGAGGCTATCATGAAAGCTATTTACAAAACTTTTATCAATTTCTTTAAAGGATTTTGGGAAGCACTGAAGGTCTTTGGTAAGACCGTTTGGGAGGGTTAAGCCATGCCTATTGAGTTGCTGTCCCTTATTGGCGGAGGTCTCTCCGGTTTTATCTTTAAATTAATTGGTTCTATGGTAGAACGACAAGCGGCTCTTGCGGAGTTGGCTATCAAGACCCAAGCTGCTGCTGATGACTCCGCTGACCGTGCTTCCGCACGAGGTGGAGCAGGTGGTACGTGGGTACGACGAGTTATTGTTATTACAGTATTGTTTGCAATGGTTGGTGCGCCCTTTATTCTCTCCTTCTTTGGTATCCCTACGTGGGTCGAAGGTGAGTTTGGCGGTATCTTTGGATTATTTACGGAACAGTTTCATGAAGTAAAAGGATTCCTTCTTGTTACTGAGTTGCGTACAGCCCTAATTGCTATTATTGGTTTTTATTTTGGGCAGTCCGCTGTCAGTTCAAGGAGATAATTATGCCTGTCATGGATGTTATTCCTGTCGTAGAACTATTAATTGGTTCTGGTATTATAGGAATGTTATGGAAAATGAATGTTCAACTTGCTAGTTTGACGGAACAGTTAAAGACTATATTTCGTCGAACAGAAGATCACGAATCACGAATTAGAGAAATCGAAAGAGGAAAAGATGCTTAATAAAATTAAGAATTTTTTAAAAGATGAACGCGGTATGCAGACCGCTGAGTATATGATTTTAGGCACCGTTATGGGTGCTGGCTCAATTGGAGCAGTTAAGGCTGTCCGTGATGGACAGACCGCTAAATTCGAGGAAATGACTGAAGCACTTAACACTAGTGCTGATGGAACTATTGGAGGTTAATTATGCCTGAGATCAATGGAAAAAGATACGCTTACACCCCTAAAGGTAAAGCCGCTGCTGCAAAAGCAATGATGGATAAGAAAAAGAAAAAGACGAAAAAGGTTGTTAAAAAGAAGAAGTGAGGTGTTAGATGCCAACGTCGGGAAGAAAACCCCATACCTCTTACGGTGATATAGGTCTAATGACTATGACTATTGATGGGCCTGTAAATGCTGAGAATAGAGGAATTACTAAGGAGAACGAAAAGAAATGTTCTTTGAAACAAAACAGAACCGATATTTTAGGCCGGGGCAGTGAAGAATATATCCTGTCTTTACGTGAGGGTACGTTAGAAGCATCTACTGTTAATTGGATTATTCCAGAACCTTGGGTAAGGGAATGGAGTTTTAAAAACGGTGGGTTTTTCTCTTCAACTCAAAGCACAGGCACTAGCTGTAAGTTTGCTCTTATTTCTGAAAACATGCAGATTCAAAGTGATGGTACTCTTGAAATGATTAACTGGGCAGACTGGAGTGATAACGGATTTGATTTTGGTACAGAATCTGGAGATGAACCTGCTGTAGCTTACGATTCTACTAAAGATTATTTTGCTTATTTTACACCCGGAGGAGGTTCAGGAGGAGCAAATCCGCCTGATATACCGTTTCTTACTTTTTCAGAAGTTGGCTCTGCTTTTGATGTAAATATCGCTACTCAAAATTTTGCTATTGTTTTATTTGTTAAAACGGCTGGAGTAAGTAACCAAACATTTTTTAATATGGGTTTTCAATCAGCGTCAGGTCATTGTAGATTTGAAGCTAGAGGAGCCTCCGCTAGAAATATAGATATTACTACTTCTGCTGGACGAAACAGAGCATCCAATGCGTTTAGTGATGGGTATAATATTCTTATAGGAGGTTCTAAAGACGCAAGTGGTACAGCTTTTATTCGAGTTAACGGAGAAGAAAAAACTATTGGTACTGGGGCAAACGTTAATGCTTGCGCTAATATTTCTTTAGGTTCTGCTGATGCAGATAAACAAGTTCTTATAGGTGCTTCTGAAACTGGTGCCACTTCTTATTCTAATATTGCTAGTAACACTGATATATACGAAGTACACTATATTGTTTCAAATACTAATAACAATGAGTTTTTATCAGATTTAGAAAAATTAGAAGGTAGTTTAGCAAGAAAGTATAACATTTTAGATTCACTTCCTGCTGACCATACGTATAAAACAGATTCACCTTATGGATCACCAATTAAACAAGGAGCAAATAGATATGGCTAAAAAAGACGAAATGAAAAAAAAAGCTGGTAAGGCAAAGGCAAAAGCTAAAACCGCAAAGTTAGGAGATAAAAGCCCTAAAGGTAAAAAGTTTACACCGCGAAAACGAAAAAAAACCATTACCCGAAGAAATAAAATTGTTAAAACAGGCCGTTCAATTGGCGGCGGAGGTGGTCGATAATGTCATCAACAATTACACCGGCTACACTTACTGTAACCCACACCGAAGCTGTCACTCTTAACGGAGTTGACCGTGGTGTTAGCAACACGTTAACAATCGCTTCAATTAATGAAATTAGTCATAGGATTGTTACTATCGATACCGCCGCTGCTAGAACCCTTTTAACTCTGGGTACTACTACGGGAGCAGGAGCTTTTATTAAAACTAATATTCGATATATTCGTATTACAAATAAAGATAACACTAACTTTGTTACCCTTGGTATGTTAGATACCAGTGGTGATACTGCCTACGTCAAGTTAGAAGCAGGGCAGACGTTCTGTATGTATAACGACGATCTTGAAACGTTTACTGACGGATCTGCTTTCTCGGCATTCTCTGAGATTGATACGTTCAACGCTCAGGCTGATACGGCTGATGTTGACTTAGAAGTGTTTATCGCATCCGTCTAAGGAATAACATGAGTGATATCTCAACTTTAAAAAATAAATTAGTAAGTAGGTTATCGGAAGATCTTGATGACCCATCAAAATGCACCCCCGGTTTATACCAAGTAGTATGTAGGGTAATTGTAGATCACCGTGATGAATTAGATATGGAAGGCATTGAGTCTACCGTAGATAAAATGAACTTAGATCCGCCGTTTAAGTTCGGCACCTAAGATTCGCTATCTTGGTTCTGTTGAACTTACCAGCAGGGCCAGTCAGACCCACCTTGGGGTAAAATCCAAGGTGGGCATTTAAGGAGATACTATGCCATCAGGTAAAAAGAATTCTAAATATTATTATGATAGAAATCCGCAATCTAAAGCTAAAAAGAATAAGTACAATACAGCTTATCATAGTACTCCTGCTCGTAAAAAGTATCGCGCTAAATTAAATGCTGCTAACCGTAAGGCAGGTACTTACGGTAACGGCGATGGTAAAGATATGTCCCACACCAAAGCGGGGCGTATGGTAAAAGAAAGAGCCTCTCGTAATCGGGCTAGGAACAGGGGTCGTAAATGAAAAGTAAATTTAAATGTGCGTGTGGCACCACTACTCGAAACACTGGCAAAGACGTTAAGAAACTATTAGCACCACGTAAGGAGAAGTCCTATGGCAAAAAGAAAAAGTAAAGGAGCCATGAAAGGCTGTAATATCGGTAATGGCTGTAAAAGCAAAAAGGGCGGTCTTACTGCAAAAGGCCGTCGAATGATTAACCGTAAGACTGGCTCTAAGCTTAAAGCTCCTCAGCCGGGTGGTGGTTCTCGTAAGAAAAGTTACTGCGCTCGGTCTGCCGGTCAGATGAAAAAGTTCCCTAAGGCTGCTAAAAACCCAAACAGCCGTTTACGAAAAGCAAGGCGAAGGTGGAAATGCTAATGGCTAAGAAAAAGAAAAAAGCAAGTGACGCTTGTACTAAAAAAGTTAAATCACGCTACACCAAATGGCCCTCTGCCTATGCGTCTGGTGCGCTAGTTAAATGCCGTAAAGTCGGTGCTAAGAACTGGGGTACTGGGGGTAAGAAAAAACGGAAGAAGAAGTAATGGCTAAGAAAAAAAGCGAAGGCTTGAAAAAATGGTTTGGTAGAAACAACGGTAAAGGTTGGATTGATTGTAAAACAGGTAAACCCTGTGGTCGTAAATCTGCTAAGGGTAAAAGCAAAAGAGCTTACCCCGCTTGCCGTCCTACCAAGTCTCAGTGCAATTCTAAAGCCAAGACTAAAAAAGGACCAGCGCGTATCTCGTGGAAGAAAGGTAAAAAGAAGAAATGAATATACCCCAAGAAATGCTTGATGACTTCAGGAATCATTTGTGGGCCTGTTTCAAGTATCTAGGCTTGGGGGAGCCTACTCCACTACAATATGCTATGGCTGAGAAGCTACAGAACGGCCCTGACGGCTTTCAGCTTCAGGCTGGTCGAGGTGCTGGTAAGTCCGTCCTGACGGCTTGCTTCGCATCGTGGCTGCTCCTGAAGGATCCTAATACTACGGTGATGGTCATGTCAGCTACGGCCAATAAGTCTACGGAGTTTATCTCCATGACACGCCGTATTCTGTCCCTTGTCCCGTACTGTCAGCACATGGAACCCGGCCCAAATACCAAGGATAATGCCTTTGGATTTAACGTCGAAAACAGGACATCTCACGGGCAGGATTTAAGCTGCTTCGCACGAGGCGTTACAGGGCAGATAACGGGGTCTCACGCCGATTGGGTGATCTTGGATGATGTGGAGATCGAAAAGAACTCGGAGACCGCAGAGAGCCGTGAGCGGCTTCTCACGAAGGTCTGGGAGATCGAGCAGATCCGTAACCCCGGAGAGGGCGGTGTACGTATTCTGGGTACGCCTCAGACCTCTGAGTCCATCTACCGTAAGATGGCTGACGGGTATCCGATCCACAAGTTCCCGGCCCTAATGCCAGACCCTGACAGCCCCGGTCAGATTGACCATTGTGCTGATTATATATTAGAACTAGATCTCCAGCCCGGAGAGTCTACCCAGCCTGAGAGGTTCGATCTAGAGCTTCTTATGGAGCGTAAGGCCAAGGTTGGCCCCAAGCTGTTCTCGTTGCACTACCACCTAGATACCTCACTGGCTGACGCTGACAGGTATCCCCTTAGGTTGGCTGATTTAATTGTACTTGATTGTGATTATACAGTAGCCCCTGAAAAGATCGTTTGGGCATCTAAACACGTTAATAAAAAATTACCCTCTTTTGGATTGAGTGGAGATGTCTTGTATGAGCCTATGTGGGTTTCGCAAAATTACGAAGATTACGTACATAAAGTTATGCACATTGACCCTAGTGGTCGCGGAGCAGATGAAACTTCTGTATGTGTCTCCGGGTATCTTAATGGCTATGTCTTTATTCTTGAGTTGGCTGGCCTACAAGGTGGTTACTCTGAGCGAACGCTTGAGAAGATCGTTACAATGGCTATGGAAACAGAAGTAAATGTTATTAGGTTTGAGTCCAACTTTGGTGATGCTATGTTTGGTCAGATCCTGTTGCCTGTTATGAGGCGCATGGGGTGTGATGCGGGCATAGAAGAGTTTAGAGTTACGGGTAATAAAAGTAAAAGAATTATCGGTACGCTTGAACCAGCTATGGCTGCTCACAGAATTGTAGTAGACCCTAAGGTGATTAGACAAGAAGAGACTCAGCGACAGTTGACCCGTATTACAGAAATGAAGGGGTCACTCAAGCATGACGATAGAGTGGACGTACTCGCTTCTAGTGTATCGTACTGGGAAGATTCCCTTGGTATCAACGTAGACGATAAGATCGCAGAGGCAGAATACATGAGAAACGAAGAAATTATTCAAAACTGGGAGAACGATGACCGAAGAATTAGAAGTATAGGTTACGATAGATGTATTGGTCGAGTTGAAGTTAACGGCCAACATCTTAAAATGCAAAAACCAAGTTATTTTAATAACAGGCTTCTAAGGAAATTTAATCAATGAGAGTAGTTACCGGAATAGGACCACGAGTTGGTACTTCGTTTACAATGAATTTTTTACGAAAAAATGGATTACCTATTGCTGGTAAAAAGTTTTTATATTTTACCCCTAAGGATGAAAATCCTGATGGGTTCTGGGAATTAGATCCTCAAGTAATGGAGGATGGTTGTAAAGATCACATGTGGAAAAACATGTATGTAAAGGTTTGGCCTGCCTTGTTGCTAAAAACCCCAGTGTATAACATAAACAGGCTTCTTATATTAGAACGCAAAGATAAAGAAAGACAATTAGAAAGCGTCAATAGAATTTATAAAAAAGAAAAGGAAATAGTTAATTTTACATCCCCTTTTAATCCACCTACAGATATCATTGATTGGTCTAGGTGGTGTCTTACAAGGGCTTTAGAAGAAGCTAATTACCCCATCTTGCATGTCTATACAGAAGACATAAACGATAAATTAGACGAAATACTTTCTTTTATGGAGGATTGATATGCCTTATTTAATGGCTGGTAGTATGATTGCTGGTGGTGTTTTAGGAGGATTTTCTGGAAGTAGTGAAGCAAGGAACAAATATAACGCAGAGATGGCCGCGTATAACGATAGAACCATAAGAGAAACTATTGCTCACAGCAAGCAACTATTTGGAATTGCAAACGCTAATGCAACAAAACAAGTTCAAAATATGCTTAATGCAGAGGCAATGTCTAGAAACTATGCCAGAGAACGTTTAAATTTTCAGAAAACTACTGAAGATAGACGGCAGTTTATGGCTGAAAACCAGCGATTAACAGAAGCTTCTACTAACTCTATGGTTACTGCTAAATTGGGTTCATCTTCAGGAACAGCAGAACGCATTCGTGAGCAAATGAAACACAAGGGAGCTAAAAACTGGCAAACGGAGTTCTTTAATACTCTTGATGCAGAAAAAGCTATGGAAACTCAATATCGAAATAACCTTAATCAAATCGATGATTCTATGCAGCAAGCAGACGCATATGTACCCGGTATGCCGCCTCAGCAGCCTGACATGAGTATGGCAATTCTTAATGGTGTTATGAGTGGTGTGATGGGCGGAGGAATGCTTGGTAGTGCTTTAGGCGGTGCCTTTGGCGGAGGAGCAGCAACAAGCCCCAGTAGTTCCGGTAGTTCCGGTGGATCTGGAGGAGGATTTCAACTCGGCGGATTAAGCGGAGGCTATGGTGTCTCTGGTGTTGGCCCTACAAATATTGGCGGCTACGGTAATATGCAGCTTTAAGGAGATAAACTATGCCCCCCAGAATTACACAAAATGATAAAAGAGAACAAACAGGACGCATTCCGGGCCAGCTTGAACGAGTTCAACGACAAACTAGAACTACGTACAAAACTGCAAAACAAGTTTCACAATTTAAGCCGGGTACAATTAAGTTCGGACAAGACGCTCCTTCAGCTTATGGGTATGCTCCCAGTATTGCTACAAATTTAGTAAACGCCTTACGACCTTTAGGAAAAATTGTTGAGCAAGGAACTGAAGTAAGGGATCGTATAGACAAAGAAAAATTTGATGATATTTTCTTATTTGCTCAAAGCACCAACGCTAATCCAGATCTGGGGTATGAACAAAAGTTAGAATTAATTAGCAAAGCTTACGGTGACTTTAAACCAATGTCAAGGAAATATCAAATTGCTGCACATACTCAAAAGACTAGGGCTTTGCAGGAGTTAAACGGTGTTCAAGATAAATTAAGGTTTAGCGATTGGGCTACAAAAACAATCCAAGCAAGTATGAGCTATCCCGTTAATCCTCAAGATGATTCCATGTCTAGGGAAGAATTTTTAGTTCAATCAGCAGCAGATCTTAGAACGAATGAACCTCAATTTGATATCCAGTCTAGACTGTGGGCAGACGGTCAACAGCAGCAGATTTATAAAAAACAGTTTGAGGCTATGAACAACTTTGCCTCGCTTCAGGCTGACATTATTTTAAAATCTAAAGATCCTAGTTTCTTTTCTTCTGCGGGTAATCAAAATCAATTTATGGCTGAGTTAGAAACAGTATTTGCTGAAAACGGTTACGACCCTAGAACAATTACTGAAAATCAAGCCATAATGGAAAATATCGATAATAAGTATTCTGCGTTTAAATCTATGGGGAATACTATTGTTGAAAAAGAAGGACAAAGAACTAATTTACTTTCAGGTGTAGTCTCATCCACTACAAATAACACAGATCTTCCTTTTCTTTTTGATTTTGGTTTATCTCCTACTGAAATTGCCGCTTCTATTGTAAGAGACGGAGAAGCTTTGGCAGCAGATCCCTCTACGTTTATACCTAATGTTTGGGCTAAATTATCGGGAATTAGTAGGCAACCTAAATCTCCTACAGAAATTTCACAAACTTTAAGTGCATTTCCTTCTGTTTCTTTTTCTCCTGAAAATCAAGAATTAGTTAGAAATATTCAAGAGAATCCTGAGTGGTTAAGTGATAAGTATGATGAAATCGCTAGAAAAAATGACGAAGGTCCGTATGATTTTCAACAGAAAGAACTTTTTGGTCTTACTATGTCAATAACTTCAGCATTGGGGGATGCAGAAAACTTATTTAAACAGAGATTTAAGCAAGTATTAGGACCAGAAAAATCTGCTTTATTAGATGTAAAAGAGCCAGATAATTTAGGTACTCCTCCTCCAACCGGCGGACCCGACAGAGCAGGTGAGATTCTTAATGTAATAAATAACACAGGGTATGTAAGCTCTGACGATCAAATTAGTCAAAAAAATTATATCTTAAGTCAATCTATTTATTACTCTGAATATCTTCGATCACAAGCAGAATTTAATCAATATGATGAACAGGGAGAAGGAGTAGGAAATCCTGTAGGTAATTCTTTTTCTTTATATGAGTCTGAACGCATTAATAGTCTTATTGAAACTGCTGATTTATATAACGAATCGCCATCAGAAAAAAACTTACAATCTAGAGAAGAATTAGCTAGAACACTCGATAAACAAGGTTTATTAATTTCGCGTGATGAAGTTAACGAAAGAGCTAGATTCTTTAGTAATACTTTGGTTGAACTTAAAAAAGGAATATCTATAGGAGGAAACGAAACTCAACAGGGTGGTAGATATCTTAATGGTGTTTTAATAGCTGCCGCAGAAAGTGGAATGTTCGGTAATTCCATGCAATTTTTAGAAGATCAGGAAATTCACCTTAGAACTAAAATTAATATGTTTCTTCGTACTATGCGTGATCCAGACTTAAACATTTCTACTGGTTTACTTGAAGATATTGAACTGGTCGAAGCTGCACACACAAACGCAACAAAACAAGAAGTTAATTATTTTGGTATGTTACAAGAATTTGAAAGACTTTCAAATCAGTTTAAAAACCCAAAAGATCCCGAGATGATAGATTCTTTTAAAAAATATAAAACAAATTTAGGTATTCTTACTGCAAATTACGCAAAACAAGTAGAAGAAAGTACTCAATTAATTACAGCAAGTAATGATTCGTTTGAACTAAGTAGTGATTCTAATGCAATGATTCCGTTTTTATCTGGTACTGTCGCATCTAAATTAGCCTTTGATGCAAGAAACGGATCAAATTCTAGTACTGTTCCTCAAGAAGCTATGAGTGAGTTAGCGTCTCAAATAACAAAATTTAGTGACCAAACTAGAAGTGACATGTACGATCCAGAAGGTAACAAAACAACAGATTTTGATTTTATTGGCTGGAGAGAAAAAAACGCAAAAAGCATTGCAGCAATAAGTAATTTATTTGGTACAAATCTTCCTAACAACGAATTAAAACAAGCTGCCATTGGTTTTGTCGGTAACTACTTAGGGCTTAATACACAGATGTTATCGGGTATCCAAAATCTTGAATCTAGCGCACCTAGAAACAGAATACTCGCTGACTACATGTTTAAAAATGGTAGAGTTTTATCAGCAATAAGCCCAAACGAAACAGAAGCAGCACGTTCTGTTATGGAAGGATTTCAATCTTATTTTATTAGTCCTTCAAGTGGGATAGAATTACCTTCGTTTGGACCCGGTGTATTTAAAATAGCGAGTATGTCAAATATTTTTATACCCCGAGGAGTTGATCCTTCTAATCCCGCAACTTTTGTTAATCACGGTTTTAATATGAATATTCCTAATAGGTCGTTTGTAAGCGAAGTAGGTGCGCCTCTTATTAGTATGGACACACAACAAAACTTTGGTCTTTCTGTAGCACAAGCTATTGCAGGAGGAGCATTACAAAATAGGGATATATTAACAAAGTTTGTCGAGAACGGACAAATGGAAACAGCGTTACATAATGGTATTGTTTCAGTAACTAGTCTAAGAGATAGAGGACAAGTAGGACCAGAAGACTCTATGGATTTGCTTTTATCTATTTTAAAACAAAATAATACAAGAGTTTCTATTGGCATTACTCAAGCAACAGATAAAGGTAATAAATATGTTACAGAAATGGTAAAAGCTTCTATGAAAGAAATTGGGGCTACTGATGAAGAGTTAGACGCTTTAGGTAATTATACCTTTGATGTAAATACATTTCAAGGTACAGCAGACGATCAAAATACCATTCAATTTAATGCGTGGGATCCAACCGGAGCAAACGCCTTTAGAACTCGATTTGTAGAAGATACCGGAATGACTGGGGGAATGACTGGGGGATATGCAAATATGGGGGTTATAAACCATAACACTCAGCTTTCACAAACTAGCGTTCCGATTAGCTCGTTCTATAAAGTAACATCAGCTTTTGAAAACTTGCTTACAGATGAGAATAATTTTGATCATTTACACAGACATATTGAGGGAGGGGCTGCGCCTCAAGCTTATCTAGATTTGCTTAAAATGTTAGCTTCTCCGAGAGGCGAAACTAATTTATTAGGGGGTAGAAGATTTACAGGCGAAGACGGTGTAGAAATGATTGAAGAAGGTATGTCTTTATTCGCTTTAAATCAACTTTCTGTTTTATATACAGCTACTGCACAAATTAAAGAAAAAGAAGGTTTAAAGGCTGCATTAGACTTTTTAAAAGATACACACGATAACTTTGAGCGAACTAGTACTTCTACTACTAACGGTATTTTTGCTTATGAAAATATTAACGGTACGTTTTACTATATGGTAAACGAAGGAAATAGAATGTCTCCGTACATGTTAAACGGAAATGGTAATAATCAGTTACAGCTTAGAGCAGAAGAATTTAGAGATCGTATTTTATTACACACTGGAAGAAGGGATGTACCGCAGTCAAAATTTAATTATAAAAATTATCCCAATTTCTGGACTTATAAATTCTTTAAAGAAGAACAAAAAAAAGAAGCAGCACTCGCCGAAACAGAACTGCGAAGACTATCGCGGGGTAGTCTAAACACCCCTAAGATTTAATCTTAAAAATTAATTTTAAACTAAATACTTAAACAAGGAATAAACTATGCCTATTGATTTTAATAGTGAGAACTATTCAAAAGAAGCTACTGAATTCTATGAAAAACTTAGACGAGCAGAGTACGAAAAAAACATTGCTCCTAGAACTTTATCTGATGTAATGTCAGAGCAGTTGTTAAGTGATAATATCGGTAGTTTTATTCAAGGTTCAGCAGATGCTGCTCCGTATATTTACGATACTATGGATTCTAAATATATTTTAGATTCCTTTAGCGATGTAGCAGAAAACTTATTTACACCTTTTAGGGTTAACCCCGTAGAACTTATGGAGGGTATTAGGGCTGATAACGATTTCTTTACAAGGCAAATCCAAAGTATTGCAGATGAAATTGACCAACAGAGAGAAAACTTAGGTAAGAATGAAAAACTAGAATTACTTTTTCAAGGATCACCTTTGTTTACAAGAGGTGTAAACTCAGCTTTAGCGGATCCTGAAAATGCTTCCACGTATTTAAATAGTAAGTTATTTGGTAATATTCAGTTTGCTACAGGTCAGCGTTTCTTTGATTTATCTAATGCGTTTGATGCGTCTGCTTACCAAAACGCTGGTGCTGCCCCTACCTTCCAGTCTGTTTTAGGTAAATCTCTTAATGTTATGGGCGAACAAGCCAATCAAATGAAGATGAGGATGTTCGATAAAAACATTTTAGAACAGGTTATTGATTCTCTTCCTGAAGACCATCAACTAAAGGGAGTAGACTTAGATGTTTTATTTAAAGATCAAGCAGTACAAGAACAAATTGATTTAGCAAATTACAGCCCAAGCGATAACTGGTTTACTGGAAATCTCCGTAAGATGAATCCTTTCTACGGCGAAGACGAGTACGTAAGTTACGAAACTATGTTCGGCAGAGAAGATGGTATTGATAAACTTCTTTTAGCTGAAGATAAATCATGGCAAGGAACAGAAGACTTACCCGGAGTTAGAGATCTTTTAGCTGCGGCTATTGAAACGTCAGACAATCCTCAAGTTAGAGAATACTTAGTTAAAAATCCTCATATTATTGAAGATTTAAAAAACTCTAAAAACTCAGTTGCATTCTCTGCCGGATTAAATAAACGCCAGATTGAATATAATATTGGAGAATTTGTAAGTAGATCTGACGGTTTTGGTGTAGCGGGTACAATGAATATGTTAGGATACGGATTTACTACCGATCCCTCTTTACCTTTAGATATTTTAGCTACAGGTGTAACTTTAGGGGGTTGGGCTCTTCTTAAAGGGGGCGGAAGATTAATTCAAGGAGCAGCAGGTCTTTCTTACGGTATTGATGCAGCACTTAGTGTTAAGCGACTTAATAAAGCTACTAATACTTACGAAACTGTTAGTAGAATGGGTAGACTTGGTACTGGATTAAGAAACCTAAATGATATGGTTGATGTAGGCGTAACAAAATTAGGACGAGGGGTTGAAAACTTTGGAGATATTCTTTTAAACGCCCAACGAATTATGCCTACTCAGATTGTGTCAGAATTATTGGTGCCGTCTACTTTATTTTATTTTAAAACGGGTGTAACTAAAGGTAAAGGTGCAGCAGGGAAAGCTAAAAACTTCTATAACTACTTACAGTCAGGTAAATATCTTCCCGAATCAACATCAGGTAAAATGGCTTACAGAGCAGTTTCAGGCGCAGGCGAAGGAGTTGTCTGGGGTTATTTAGAATACGAGTACGCTACCTCCATTGAAGATGTCATGAACGAGGCTTTCTATGGAGAAGAAACTGCTAATGCTATGGCGTATCAAAGAGAACAAAGCGGTGCTATGCTCCAGTCAATGCTTATGAGTGGTGTAATGGGAGGAGCATTAGCTCCAACTATTGGTGCTACTTTTGAAGGTGTCATTGCAGCAGGAAAAGCTCTTCCTAAAGCAACAAAAGATATAGCTGTAGGGTTGTCAGAATCAACCCCCTTTAGTCGAAACAAAGAACCTGAAGTTAGTGACGATGTTATTGATAAGATTAACGGTAAACTTGAAGAAAAAATTGCTCAACGAAATGAAGAATCACGATTATATAGATTAGGTCAGGTGTCAAAAGACACTTTAAAAAACATCGGTAATAGAATTATAAACAACGCTATTTCTGGTGATGCCCGAATCGCCCTTAACTTAGCACTTAAAGATGTAGAGTTCGGTGAAAGCGAAACGAATCAAACTTCTGCTGTTAATGTCCTAGAAAAAGAAATTTTAGGTTTATCCGCAAAATCTAAACGGGGCGGACTTAGTATTAAAAAAGCAGTTGTTGCAGTTAAGAAAGCTTTAAACGGCGAACGAGTTTCACCGGAAGAGTTTATAAGGCGTGTCAGGGAAGATTTAAAACAACAGTCAACAACTCAAAAATTCTTTATAGATAGAAAAACTAACTTTGCTATTGAACAAGCAAGACAAGAACAGCAAGAGTTAATGGGTATTATTGAACAAGAAAACGTGGCTCAAAAAACTACCGATGGTAATGAACCAGCAACAGCAGAGCAAGTCACAGAAAGACAAGAAAATAGCAACACAGAATCTGACAAACTGATTACAGAAACTAAAAAAGTTTTTGATGAAGTTGAAGAAGAAGTAGAAGCCTCAAAAGAAAATATTGAAAAAATTGAAAACGAGTTACATAAAATTCGTACAAGAATTAAGAGGTTTAAACGAACAGGAAAAGCAGGAAAAGCTAAAGCTAAAGAATTTGAAAATCAAGCAGTTAAATTAGAAAATAAACTTGACGAATTAAACAACATTTTAGAAAACCAACTTGTAGAAAGAGTTGAGGCCGTTGAAAACTATAAAACAGCCGTTCTTAAAAAAGACTCTGAGAATGTTCCTTTCTTAGCTGGGGATATTTCAGATTACAGGAAACGACTTAAGAAAAAACTTCAAAGCGACCTGAAGGGAATTGAAGGAGCAAGCGGGGCAGCCGTAATGGGTATTTTGGGAATGGATAACGATTTAATTAATCGGTTAATGTCTGGCCCCATTACTGAAGAAGAAAAAGCCGTTCTTATGAAACTTAAAAACTACGACGCTGCTGATTCTTTAACTGAAGCTGAACTGAATACCGTTAGAAGTTTAATCGATAACGATTTTCTTGAATCTATTCGAGGACGAGATATTTCTAATCATGAAAAATACTTTCATCGTTTAATTAGTAGTGGGATTGATCCTGAGCAAGCTTTTGAGGCAGCTAGGTACTACATGCTTGCAGAAGACTTACGAAGCATCGGAAATAATCCTATTAAAACAGCAGATGAGGCTAAGATTGAATTAGTTAAAAAAGGATTAAGCGAACTAGAGGACAGTGACGCTAAGATTAAACAGTTTGAAGAAGCAATCCAAAAAGTTAAAGACGAAGAAGATAGTCTTCTTAACGGCGATCTAGAAAAACTTAATTTCCGTAAAAGAACCGTAGAACGTCTGGCAAGAGCTATTGGTATTGAAAAGGTAAATAAAAAAACAAAAGAAAAGCTTATTGCTGAAGTTAAAAATAAATTCGATAAGGGTTTGTCGGAAGCTGAAAAAGACTCGTACCGAAAAGTTCTTTCTATGATTGGCTCTGATAGTACTTTCTTTAGTCGAGAAAGCGTTAAGAGAGTTGAGGGTCTTATTGAGGAGAGCATTAAAACTCAAGAAGATGAAATCATTAACCGCGAAATTAATCGTCAGTTAGATTTAGATCCTGAGTATTCTGGTCTAAAAAGAAAAGAAAACGAAGTTCTTGGTCCTGCTAGAAAGACAAAAGAAGAAACAGCAGAAAGCATGAAACAATTCGGTATTGAATTTACTGAAAAAGGTAGAGACGTTTTAGCAGATGTACCAGCAAGTGAGTTTATTCCTGAAAATCTTAAAGCTGAGGTCAAAAAAGAATTAGACGCTATTCGTAAAAGGCAGAATGAAATTAGAAAAGAAATTTCTGACCGAGTTAAACAAGACTCCAAGCGTATTATTCAGAATAAAATACGATTAGAATCAGAAAGAATTATGATTGAATCTAGACCTCCGGTTGGATTTGTTGTTCCTTTAATGAGGCTTCTTATGAAGACTTCCAGTTTCCTAATGCTTCAACGACAAAAAGCGGAACGAGTAAAGGGTTCTGTTTTAGAGGGCGGATTTGAGTTTGACAATACTATTAGTCGATCTGATTTGTTGGGTCTGTTAGCTACAGAAGAAATGTGGCCGCTTTATAATAAGATTAGAGAAATGAGCAACGGTAGATCAGATGCCTTTGATGGAGAAGTTGTTCTTGCTGCTATGAAGGATGCTCTGTATCTAGCAGATAAAAACCAATCTCCCGTCTTTATTAAAAGTATTGATGATACTTACAACAGGGTATTTAATCGTGAAATTGAAGGCACCCCTCTGTTTGAAGGAGAAGGCGGAGTACGTAATCAGTTAGACTTTAATCAAGAGATTATCGATGGTAGCATTCGTAGAGCTAAAGAATGGTCAACTCTTAATCCAAACTTAAGGTACAATGGAGAAGATGTTACGCCTATTTCTATCGAAGAGTGGAATCAAAATTTTGAAAGAAGGTTAGCAAAATTAGTAGAAACCAACGATAAGATTGATTCAAGCGGCTTAAGATCTCCCGGTCAAATTGTAAAACGAGTGCTTGATTTGTTTAACGCTGATTTACCTGAAGGGTTGCGTTTAAAATCCTTTGATGAGCTTGGGGGTACTAAGGATCTTGTAAGTCCCAACAGGGCAGCAGCAGCCGTCGTACAGGCTTTGACAACTCAGAGAGAGGGTACAAGCCGTGTAACCGGCAGAAGGGCTGTAGCTGGATCTAGGGGCTTTGTGGAGCAAGCCTCTAGCATGGGAACACGACGAAACACGAAGATTCAGGAACGAACCGATTCGGTTATTGCAGATATGTACAGTGAATATGATTTAAACGATAAAATTAATCATTTACTTAAAGCTGAATACGGTGATATCGAAGCTTTGTATCAGTTCGTTAAAAACTTTAAGATTAACCCAGAAGTTATTCCTAATCGAAGTCGGGATACCGGAATGTTAATCTTACCTACTAGGGCGTTTGATTCTCTTACAGACAAAATGCCGAAGGGTATTGACGATGCTATTGAAGCTAACTACGCTCACTTCATCTCTTCTGATCCAGCCTTTATGTCTACAGTGCATGACGCTGTATTCCCTATGTTTTCTTCTATCGTGGTTGGAGATGCTATGCACTTTAACTCCAGATTTAATATTGAAGGTACAAGCATTAATCCATTCAAGGGTTTAGGATGGGGATTCCCTGTTGGTATTGCACGGGGTGGTTCATTCCAAGCCGGTGTTCTTGTGGCTTCTGAAATTACCTTTGGATATAAAAACTTATTTAATGTAGCCAGAAAAGCATACGATCAGAAATACGAAAAAGAATACGGTATGGATTTCGCTGAGTTTTTCTTTGGCGGCGGGTTAGAAAAACTTCCTAGTGAACAAAGAAAAAAAGTTCAGGATGAATTATTCCCCGCTATTACTGAAGAATTTGACGCTGACTCATCAGGTAGTAATATTATGTTATCTATCGTGCAGGGCGTTGAAGGCGCACAGGCTTTACGTGAGTTCTTTAGGACTATCTTAAAAGACCTAGATGAAGAAGATGGTACTGCATTGTACGATGAGTTTATCGATGTAAACTATGAAACAGTTTATGATCAAGTTAAAAAGGCTGTTATCGACGATCTTCAAGGCGATAAAATCGATAACTTATTAAAAAATAACGAAGTTGAATTAGGTAAATACAAACCATCTTTAGCTATGTTAAAGAAATTGTTTGAGCAAGCAGAAGATCTTGATATTAATTTAAAGGCTATCTTTAAATCTCCTACCATGACTGACTTGTATCAAGCAGGTGCTAAAACAATGGGCGATGCTATTTATGCTAAGTTCTTTAATAAGAAAGATGTTAAAGAAAAGCTCATTAAAAGCGGTCTTATTTCTGCAACAGATTATGATTCAACCGCTATCTTATCTTCTTCGTTTTTAGGTAAGCTGTTTAACGAAACTGCTGCACCAAATGAAATTGCTTGGATTAAAGATACGTTATTTCCTAATCGATCAGGTGCAAACAAAATTACTAACGCTAAATTGCAAGAATATTTTAACAATTTTAAACTGACTAGAGAAGGTGAAATTGGTGCTGGTACAGCTATTAAAGAAGATGCTTCAGATCTTGTTAATGCTGGAGAACAGACAGAAGCAGAAGCTGTTGCTGCTTTAGAAGGTATCGTTGCTGATTCAGAAGATAACGATTTTAATACTCTTTTAAAGAGTGCTTTAGGTATGGCTAAAGTCTTAACGGAAAACTCTTTCTTTAAAGATACTACTCAAGGATCAAAAGTTGTTGCATCGGTTGTAGATAACTGGTTGGGTAAAGTTATGGATAACGAAGAGCTTAAATCCGCTATTGAGAAAGGTCAGTACGATAAAGCTAAAACGATTTATAGAGAACTAGCTACTTTTGATACAGCGCGGAACATTAAAGCTCAGGCATTGAATAGTTATGCTAGGCAGGGATTTAAGTTTAATAAAGATAGTTTCTCTCGCATGATTACAGCTATGTTTGGCGGAAGTATTAAAGTTGATGATATTCTAGATAACATGAGTCCTATGGCTCGAAGGTCATTTGAAGAAACTTTCTATAATAACTTAGCTACTTCAGATCACGGACGAATGTATGTCCCAAGTGGTCAAACTATGATTAGCGAAAAAACTTTTAGGCAAGGAGAGTTTTATTCTATTGCTGAAATGGTTAATGATATTGACGTTGATTTGGGGTCTTTAAAAGAAAATATCAGAAGGCTAACTATTCTTGATTTAGCTATCCGAGCAGCGGAGTTTACGGATAAACTTCCTAAAATAGGAGATGAAGAATATACTCCTAAAACCTACTACGACTTCTTAAATCAATGGGAAGCTGATAGTCAAAGGGCCGATCAATTACGAGCGGCTGCTATTAAAGGACTGAAAAAGGTTGAACAAAACCGAAAAGTTATTACAAGATCTACTAGAGAAAATAGAGACGAGCTTATTGAAAAAGCAGAAATTCTTGAAAAGATGCTTTCTAAAATTATTGATTCTACTGGTGAAAAACGACCAGATAGAGTTGCTAGCGTTATGGAAGAAATGACCGGATTTGAAGAAACATCTCAGGTTAACTTCCTGCCTTCTGCGTTTGGTTTCTTACCTAAAACGTACACTAATAAATTTGAAGGTGCGCCATCAGGTCTTATTAGAAGGGTTCAGCTTGAAAGGTCTAATACTGTTCGTCGATTACGATCTTTGGAAGAAGCTCGACAGTCTTTTGAGGGTACTAAAGTTTCAGAAGATCCGTTTAGTCTTGAAGATTTTGCTTCTGTTAGTCAAATCCCAGAGGATTTATCACAGATTAAACCTCTTAAAATTAGATCATCGGTAAACACAAATGTATTTGACTCTTATGTAGCAAACTTAGATACAGCACCTCCTCTGCCTATTGTTGCTGAAATGACTAAGATAGAATTAGATAATTTTGTTCAAAACGTTAAAAACGAGCAGATTACACAGCTTCAGAAAGACGGTAGGTACGATCAAATTCTATTGAATTATTATACGTACAGTGCAGCACAGAACGGTTTAAATAAAAACAGGGACATTCAGTTTAAATCAGATGAAGTTCAAGATTTAATTGACGCTAAAAAAGCGGTTCAGTATAAAAATCTAAGAAACGAAGATCTTAGAATTGCACTGGAAAATGATATTGATATTCAAATTGCTCAAAAAGAACTTGATGCTCTTATCGATGCAGCTATTATCGAGAAAGAAAACATTGTTAGAGCGTTAACTCAATGGGGCTTTGACGCTAAGAACAGAGTTACTGACCTGTATAGCTTAGAAGGCGATACAATTGATACCATCCCAGTTAAAGAAGGAGTGGTTTCTGTTGAAGAAGCTATTCAACATACTATTTACAATAACGATATGGAAGCAGGAAACCTGTTAGCTTGGTTAGCAGATGATGCTACTTTCTTAGGACAAATCTTAACTAAAGAAGGTCACGTTGAAGTTGTTAGCGGTAAAGGCAGCGATGCTCAGATAGCAATGAATGCTAAGGTAGCATTTGCTGGGGGTGACTCAGCGGCGTTGTACTTAGCTCTCTATGCTATGAACTACGCTAAACGACATGCAGTTCAGAAACTATTAGGAGAAGACTACGATGTTACTTCTCTTGAGATTGCCGTATTTAGTGAGTACTGGTATAAGAAGTTTGAAGGTAACGATGTCAGCTACTTAGGAGAACGCCATCCTGATTTATACCGAAAGTTTGAAGAAACTGATAGGGCTACAATTCAAGATTTGTTAGATGAGGGTACTAACCTTGCATCTGATAACTTCAATAACGATTATATCTTAAAGGAAACTACTCGTAGTATGCCTTTAACTGAAGCTGTGGCAAATGATATCAAGAAGATGTTCCCCGGTATTGAACGCAGGTTAAAGAAACAGGGTATGACTATTAAAGATCTTCTTATGAATAAATCAGAAGATAGCCTTTTAGATCCAAATAAACATAAGGTCTTTGTTAACCAGTTTGGTGAGCCTACTTCACCTCACCACATTAAGGGTAAAGCAAGAGTTAAACTTCTGCCTGTAGAAAAATTAAACGCTGTAAACTCTATCGGCAACAAAAAACTTTTTGATGCTATTAGATTTGCATATGCTCTTGACCCTTCAGGTAAACTTCCGTTTGCTAAATCCTTGTCTTCTGTCATTGGAGGACACGATCCGTTTAGTAGCAGAGGTACGTCTATTAGCGAAGTCAGGTCAAACGCTGTAATGATGACTCAAGCGATTAAGTATATTATGAATAACAAGCAAGTTGAGATTCAAAAAGATAATCGTAGTAAAGTATTCTTTGGAAATAAATCCCAAGATGCTGAGTTTTTATTCTACCTTCCCGGTACAATTAAGTCTGCTTTTGATAACGCTGACAATATTTTAGCTGATAGTATTTTTGAAGATATCGGTGAATTAGATAACGCTAGGCTTAACTCGTTTAAGAATACAGATAAAAGTAGCTTTATTAGAGCTATGGAACTTGTTCCCTTAATGACATCTAAAGACGGTATGTTTAATGTCTTTAGGAGAATGGAAACATTACGACGTAACTTACGTGGTGAAGATATCATTGATACTGTAGATTTGATTACAGATTTTAACGAAAACATTAAACCTATTTTAGACGAGATTAAACAAGCAAAGTGGAATAAAATGGTTGCGGACACTCGGTATGATCCGAACACTTTTGTTAACGAACAGAACATTAGCTCTAATCCTCAAAGTGTTGAGGCCGAATTCGCTAGAAGCGATCAACAGACTACATTTGCTGATATTGAAGATAGCTCATCATTTATTGTTAACGACGTTGAGTTAACAGCAGACCCTAGTGGTCCTCAAGCATCCTTTGATGTAGAATTAGAAATAAATCACGCCATGTCACGACGAACTGAAGGCAACGAGCAGGGTTCTGGTTTAAACAGCATTGACGGAGTATTTTCAGACGATTTCTTTAACGGTCAAAGTGTAGCACACGGTCGTTTCTTAGGTATTTTGCAAAACCTTGAAGCAGAAGGAACGATTAACTCAAGCGATAAACTTTTACTTAAAGCTGTATTCTCTGATAAAACAAACTCAGGTCTTTTACAAAAGTTGTTTGAAAAAGAAGTCAAAGTTGAAACAGACCCTGACATCAGCGGAGGACGAGCAGATGCTTCTGTAGAAAGAAGAATTAGAATCGCTAAAGATTTATCAGAAAGCTTTAAAGATATCTCAGAGTTTGGAGCCGTGGGTGTTATTCTTGAAGAACTTGGTCACCTTATTGGTCAAAGAATGAGCGAAGAAGGAATGACTGGTTTCCTTACTAGAGCTAGAGAAATGTTAAAAACAAAAGATGGTTTTGATAAGTTCTTAGAAGCCGAACGCCGTATATTTGGTGATCCAGAAAATAGAATTAACTATAAGGATCGAAAAGAAGAATTAATTGGTAATATAAAATCCGAAAAAATCGATAACTTAGAATTATTTGGACCTATGTTTGCTATGGCTGTTCTTCTTGGAGACGATGTAAGAGCGTTTATGAAAGGCGAGGATGGTAAGCTTTTAAACGAAGGTCACAGAATGGCTAAACATTACATCACTCGTTACAACCATTATAAAGACTTTGTAGATACTAATATACCTACCTTTATTGAAGCAACTGGTTTTGGTAAAATGGTAGATGAAAATCTTACTAATATTACTGACTTTAGTGGTGTTAGGGGTTCATCTAAGAGTGTTAGGAAACGTAAAACATCTAGTGAGATTGCAGATGATTTACCTCCTAACGAATTTAGTAATGAAGGCCCAAAGAAAAACTTTAGGCACGAAGAAAATGACGTTGATCGTATTGATAGGATTATCGAAGAAAATACTCATGAAGGTTTCTTTTATCCTCAGAACATTGATACGGACTTAAAGAAAATAGAAGCCGTTAGTCGTTTTATGGAATCTAAGATTAAACAAGTTGGTTCTGGTCAACTTGTTGATAGTCCGTTTGCCGATATTATTTCTGGTATGTTACTTGGTAAACTGTCAAGGCAAACCGCCGAACGACTTATAGAAAATGTTGCTCAACCGTTCGGCTCTAGGAAGTTTGCCCTTCTTGGTGAAACTGATAAACTCAGCGGTACTATTTTATTCTTGCTTCAAGGCATTGATACTAAGTCATTGATTTCATCTAGCGCATTCGGCACTAACCTTCCTACTATACAGGGATTAGGTCTTCACTTAAAGGCTGTCTTTGAGCCTTTAATGAGTGGTTTGTTAAATATGAAGGTAGCAAACTTTACTCCCGGTATGGGAAGAAACGGATCTCCTTACTCGCCCTATGAAGCATTTGTTAATATGTTCTGGGAAATAACGATGAATAGAGATCCTCGTATAGGGGATAAATACGGAAAAGAAATTAAGGGTTGGCAAGGACGAGAAGCAGCCATGCAAAGAGCGCAAAAACTTATGTCAAACATGGCTGAAAAACAAGGTCAGACCGTTGATTTAGATGATCCTAAATTAGATAATCTTCTTAACCGTATTGTTGATTTAGTTGAAATGTGGTCTAATCCAGAAAACGGTGTATGGAAACAGATTCTTGCTGCTCAGGTAGATAGCAATGTGTTTGATGTTAAACTCGCGGATCGTCTCCAAACTGAAGGAGTTGTGCCAATTAAACTATCTGATTCTACATTTAGAAACGATGGTACAGACGGCATCCAAGCTAGAGAATTATTACGAAATGCTATTTCATCTCTTGTTGAAAGAGAACTTGTTAAAAGCGATTTAATTGAAGAAGATTTATTTAAAGTTATTTTTGCAGATTCTTTTGAAGGCGCGGATATTGACGGACCCACACGTATTAACATGACCAGACTGGCTGACATTTATAATAACGAATACGTTAATAAGTTTACAAACAACAGTAGTCGAGCGTTTAAAGAACTATTAAACGATATTAAAAGTGGTAAGTTAACTAAGTCAAAGATCTTATCTGAAGAAGAAATAAAAGTGTATAATAAACACATAAGCGAACAGATGGAACGTACTGAAAATCAGCAAAAGATGATTGAATCCATTCAAGATAAACGAATGAAAGAACTTCAATCTTCTCAGATGAGAACGTCAGACTCAGTAGTTAATAAACTTGCTGATCTTGTTTCTGAAGGTTATATGCAGAAATTTGGATCAAGTGCGTATTCCTTCATTGGAGATAAATTCTTATCTACTGCTGATATGTTTGATTCTCCTGAAATTAGAAAATACTTAAACTTAGATCCTATTGAAATATTTACTTCAGTTATGCGTGGTCAAGCTGCTCAAGCCTTTGACCGTCAAGTATTTGGAAACGCTTTAGGCATGAGAGGATTTGGTATTGGCGATCTAATTAATAGTATTGATACTTATTTTAATCGATCTCCTACTGAATATAAAGATATTATGCTAAACTCTCTTATGCAACAAGAGGGAAATAAACGTGGCTTAACTGGTACTGAAAAAACTAAATTTAAGCACGCTTTAAATTACATTAAAAAGACGTATCAGCTTGGAGTCGGAACATTAAAATGGGATGATAAAGATGCAACATCTATTGGTTTCATTAACATGCTTAATAAACTCGGTCAATTAGGAGCAGCCGTTAGCGTTGGTCCTAGATTGGCGTTTGCTGCTATGTTGGAAGAAACTCCAATGTCTGTCATTGGTAGCCTTAAAGCTAACCTAACGGCTATGAATAAATACATGGGAGAAAACATTAGAGTTTTACAGAACAAAGATGAATCTAGAGAATGGCTCCAAGGATTAGGTTTTATTACTCAAGATTTAATGTACGAAGCTAACGTTGTGTTATCTAAGATTGGTTTAGATGATAGCAGGGGTATTTCTGAAGGTGGTAATGAGCCTCTAAAGATTGATCAAATGATTAAAAGAATTTATAAATTTACTTCAACGGGTTTGGATACTCAGGTTCAGCACAACAGAGCATTCGGTGTCCGAAAAGCAATTACTGATATGGATCAATTGTTTTACCGAATGACAGATGAACATTCTATCATGATTGATAAAGACGGTAATGAAACCTTTATTTCTCCTAAAGAAGATAAACTTGTGGCTACCTTTGATGACTTATACAATATGTTTAAAGGAGTAGACATAAGCAAATACTCTAACTCGGATTTAAATGCTGATCTAAAACAATTAGGATTAGGGGCGGACATAAGAAACTTAGTTATGGATATGCTTAAAAACGGATTGTTTAGTGAAGATCTTGCTCCTATATTTAAACACATGTGGAGAAAGTATGGAGATGACATTAGGCAAAAAGGAATTCCTTTTGATAAAATGTTAAATGATGTTACTTTTGATTATAACTCAGGAGCAGAAATTAGAGCTAAACAGCTACAAGTTATTAACGCATTTAGAGAAATTATGTTCTTAGCTGCTACTAGGTATGCTAAACAACCCTCGTTGTCCGAGCATCCCGCAACTGGAGCAAGTGCTTTAGGTCCGTTTGCTAACTTGGCTACCTCTCTTACTACGTATTCATCCACTGTTTACGGAGGATTGCGTAAGGCTGGTTACGCTGGTATGGGCCTTATGGCTAGTGCGGTGATGGCACACGCTCTGTCTGGTTACATGTACTATAAACTCATTCAGCTTCAAAACTCAAAGAATGTAGATGAAATGTGGGCTGAAATGCAACGAGATCCAATGCAAGAGTTACAAGAAGCTATTATGTCTGTTCCGTTCTTTGGCATGAACCAGATGGTCATCGCCACCCTCTTACAGGTTCTCCGTGGTCAACGTCCGCAAAACACGCAGATCTACAACCTTGCGGGTATTGCTATGGTTAACCGTATGCTTCAGTTACCTACCAGAGTTATCAATGCTTTTGCTTCGATTAACGAAGGTAATACACTAAAGGGTGCAGCTAATGTTGCTGCTATTACTCCTCTTCCGTACTTTGCTTTAGTTGCAGCCGGTATCCGAAGTGGAGAGGGGTTCTTAAATAATAATGAATATGACTTTAAGTATTGGTCTCCTTATGAATCAGGCCGTAAAGTTAAGCGTAGCCCTAAAAAGAAATTTGTACGCAATATGAAACCTTCGGCTCCAACGCCTCAGAGACAACCCCAAGCTGCCCCCACTAGTGAAGGGACAGGACTGACGGGAATGCTTAATGGATTAGCACAAGAGTATTTAAAACTTGAAGACGGTGTAAAGAAGAGTTTAGACAGGCGTTTGCTTAAACCTAAATAAAAAACCCACAGTATAACAAAAGAGAGTGGGAGTCTATAGATTTCTTTCTATAGACTCCCTCTATTATACCTATATATTATTATAACTAAGTACAACTATAGATTTCTGGGGGGAGAACTATGGAAGAACACTTTATTACTATTGGTATCAGCATCGCTGGACCCGCTCTATTGGGTATCTTCGGACTCGTCTGGAGGCTCACAAGCAAGATTTCATTACATGAAAAACAGATTGAAGCCCACGACAGACGCATCCGAGAGATGTCAGTGCGGCTTCAGAAACTTGACGATAAGCAATATTCTATTGTAAAAAATATTAAATAATTTCACTGCGGCTATGCCGCTCTCAGGAGTCTGACATGTTAAATTACCTCGTTCTAGCTACCCTTCCGTTGTTACCTTTGGATGATACTGATAATGATAATTCAGTAATGGACTACCAAATCTACACTGAGGGACCACGTACGGTGTACGAGGGGGCTGCTAAACTCAAGTGGGACGAGAACGTAAATGCTTGTGTTGAATACACTTTCGATCTCGTACCGGGACGCTTGGCGGGATCTGCGATCTCTTCCAATCCGGGTAAACCGCTGCTTCCTTATGATGAAGTTATAATCTCAGACGATGAGATCTATGTTAGCTGGGAGCGGAACCGCACTGACTTGTGGCCTACTCCTACGGAGTGCCACCGTAGGTTCCACTTCTTTGTTATTAAAACACAGTTTGATGCGGATGACCTTAGCGCACTCTTGAGTGACTGGGGGCCACCTGTAGTAATTGACGTTCCGTGGCCCGGTACTGACTACACCTACGTGTCCCCTTGGGATCTCAATCTGGATATTGTGGTGGACGGTAAAGACTTGGCAATGCTTCTGGCGGGTTGGAAAATCGATTAGGGGGTCGGGAATTTACATGGGGGGATATAACAAATTGGCGTAGAATTTCCCCCCTATGCCCCCCTTCTTTTAATCTGATTCTATGAAAGGAATCAAACAATGTCGTATTCATTCGACTGTTTCTGTACTGCGTTCTCTATGCTTGTTCATGCTATTGCTGGCGATAAAGCTAGCCTTGACGCAAAAGCCGACAGAGAAAAGGCTGGAAAGCTTGCTCTTGAATTCTTTAAGCAACTGGGACTTGATGTTATTACCCCGCTTGATCGAATTCGCGGTGCGTGCAAGCACGAGTTGTTTGGCGGCACGGCTGATTACCTTGTAATCCACTTCCCTACACAGTGGATTTGCGTTAAGGGTCGTGTCTATAGGGTGACTACCATCTGTGAGGTCCATCGGTTTAGGATCGATAAAGCTCAGGACGCAAGAGACTGGGCTTTCGAGATTGAGAAGCCTTGGCGATTCCAGACTATTGTTTGGGATAGCGAGACCGGCGAACAAGTTGGCTATGAATTTGAAAGTGACTGCTACGAAGGTGTCACCGATCTTCGTCAGATCATCAAAGACACTGAGTGGTATCTCACCACTGACATCGACAAGCTCTGCAAAGACATGGCATCAGATATCACTGATGTCGTTCTTGATGAGTTTCGTCGCGTTGGTTTAGTTGACGAAAACGGTAACTCGACTGAGCGAGAATAAACAGCCATTAGGCTCAGAGCGTCGGGCTGTACCCATAACTGGGTACGGCTCGGGTTGGATTTTGTTTCCACTATCACCCGTTCCCAGAAAGGGACACTATGCCTAAGTATAGCGCAAAAGAAATGGACAAGTTCAGAAACATCGCATCATTCTTCAGAGGGTTCGACACTACCGTTCGCTCTGGCTCATCAGATGATGCCATTAACATCGTTATCGGAATGGTCAACCGTGACCGTCCGGTTGTCGAGTCCCTCATCAAACCACGCAATTCATTTGAAATGCAGAGTGACAGTTGTCCTGAAACTGGCATTGTCTACGGCGATCTTTCCTAACTCCGTTCTTTGAAAGGAACAAACCAATGATTACAATGACCTGCCTTACCACCGAAGAACGTTTCGCTCCTGTGTTCACACAGGACTTCAACGATTCAACATGGGAGGAGGCGGTAGAGCTTGTGTATGAATGTCTTCGACACCAACACGACGGCCTCAGAGAGGCACGCCGTGAGGCTCAGAAGATGGTTGATGAACAATTGACGGGTCAAAAGCTGACCCATCTTGAGAAGTTCAAACAACTTCATACACTCACAGCGCAGGCTGCGGATGCGGTGACTTACTGGAATGACAATTTCATGAAGGCACCAGCATGTCGCATCCGAAACGTTTCAGAGTGGAAGCTCCACTTCTCAAACGCCTACCGCACGTTGTCACTCAACCCAGAGATTCTCGATAACTTCTCCACTGATGCGAAGTGGGCTATCGATAATCTCCGCACTATTGTGTATCAAAACGCAGCAGTGTGCGAGTTCTACTTTGAAGAGTGGGACAACTCGTCTGAGCGAGAATAAATAGCCATTAGGCTCAGAGCGGAGAGGCGCACCCTTAACGGGGTGTTGCCTCTCGTTGGAAAGGAGGTCATGGATGATCTCAGTCACGGACGACGCTTTCTTTCTCGCCTCCGAAGCCGGTGCTTTGGAGGTTCCGGTACTACTCCGTAGTGCCATCACCCTAACCGATCCACTTGGATCAGGCCCACATGGGCCACGCACCGAACAGACAGGTGGTTCACTGTCTAGTATTATCCCCATTAGGAAGGCCAGCGTAGGTTCTTCCACTATCACTGTTTGCTTTATACGGAGCAACAAAATGTTTTACAAAATTGTTAATGATCGTGCTTTCTGCAACTCCTTCGTGACCATCAAGATCAAGGACAAGGCCATGCGCTACTCCTTTGGTGATCAGGACGCATACCGCCAAAACTTCATCAAAGATGGGGGAGCGTGGAAGCCAGTGGGTAACATTGTCCTCAGTCCTGACCAGTCTTCGGCAGAAAACGAAGTTCTTCAGGCAATGGTCGATCTCGATGGTGACAAGGATGCGGTCATCAAGATGGAGCCTTGCGCTGAGTCTCAGCCTCGCACCGTGCGGCTCAAGGCTGTGCGTACTGACCAGACTGTCACTGATCTGGGTGATCGCACCATCACTGACCCGGCTCTGATCTATGCCCGCAAGGTTCTGAGCGGCATGAAGCGGTACATCAAGCATGTCTCCGTTATCATCCCTCTTGCTCACGGGCAGTCTGCTATTTACTCAGCATACCGCGACTTTGATCGCTCATCGTCCTTGGTCATCCGCGACAAGTGGGGTAACTGCCTCTCACGCCACGAAATCAAGGTAAGCGAGTGACAAGACCCCTCAAGACCTCCCCGCCGAAGACCTCCTCGGTCCATTCCACTATCACACGGTCTCGGACCACCCCCAGAGAGAGCGGTCTCGGGAGATCCCCGGTAAGAAGCCGTAGGATCCTCCCTAAGATCATCCTCTCTAGGACGGGTCTCGGGTCATCTTTATCATTCAAAGCCCTCAGACGGCCTCTCCGGGCCTCTGTAGGGATTCTCGGGACTGCCTTGCGTAAGGCGGC